AGATCATTCAGCGAACCGACAATAGTGCCGGCGTCAGCGCCCTGCCAACTCCTCCGAGTCGCCGTTAGGCCGCCGCGAGCAGGGACCGCAACCGGCGACCACTCAGCGTTCTCCGTCGCATGAGCGCTCCGGCGAGCCGCTCGATGCACACCCAGTTTCGCGAGTCATTGACCAGTTCGGCCGCGCGCGCCGACATGTCGCGCAGGTACGTCTCGACGAGTTCAGGGCACTTTGGGAAGAGCCAGTGAGTCGCTTCCGTCACGATGTCGATATCACTTCCCCACCCGGCGTTCGTATCCGCCACGTTCGACGAGTAGCGAAGCTGCGCCGCCGGTCCCGCCAGCGCGATCAGCGCATGGAGGCCTTGAGTCCGAAGAAACCGCGCCCGACCACGAGGGGCCCAGCGCTCCCACACATCCGCCGCGTGATCGGGAAGGCGGAAGGGACCGACGTAGTAGCGGTCCATGAAACCGAGGCGCGTGAACTCGCAACAGCCTGCGCGATTGGCTTCGAGATCGGGCACGATCGACACGCTCACGACGCCGCGTCGATGGCAGTACGCCGCCACGGCATGCCCGGCCTCGTGATAGGCAGTCATCCAGAGAAGCGATTCGATTTCCATGTTTCGCGGATTGCAGCGCACAGGAAGGAACGTGCCCGGTCGCCGGCTCGTATTAACTTACCATTGGCCCGGAAGTTCGCCTCAGCTCATAAGTTGCGTCTGTATTCGAACACACAGGATGTGATTCCGCGATGAGTCAGCCGCGTAGTGAGAAGGCCGAGAAGCCCGCCTCGAAGCTCGAGCAGGATTACCAGCGGTTCGCCGTTGCGTTCGCCGACCCGGCATCGCTGACCTACGACGATCGCGCCGCGAGCATGTTGGCCATCCGGCCGACGCTCACCGATCGGAAGACCGCGCGCGACACCGCGGCGCGCTGGCTCAGAGATCCTGACTGCCAGGCCGCGATCGAACGGGTCAAGATGGGCGTCCGGATTGAAGGTGGCCTCACGGCGAAGACCTATATCGAGCTCTGTCTCGAGCGCGCGCAGTTCTATCGAGACCGAGGCCAGAAGGGCGATGCGTTGGCCGACGCGAAGCTGATCGAGCTCGCCGGCCGCGCCGCGGGCTTCTTCGTCAATGTCACCAAGGACATCACGCCGCCCGAGAACCGACCCCAGCTCACTGGCGGTCAGCTCGCCGATGCGTTGATCGAGAGTCTCCAGCGGCTGCAGCGACTTCGCACACCCGTTCCAGAGATTCATCCCTCGCCGCTTCGCGAGATCGCCGCCGCATCGAGCCGCGAGATCGTGTCGCCATCACCGGCATCGGTTCAGTAGGTCCGGCTCACCCGATAGTCGTGAAGACGTCGCGTGAACAGAACGCTGCAACCATATCAACGAAAACGCGTTACGGCGATTACTTCGTGCGCGACATCATCCATCTCTGGCGACGCAGTCACCCTTCCGGTTCACGACGACTATAGAGCGCTGAACCCGGATGGCGACGCGCGCCGACACCGAGCGACGTTATGCGACACGTCGGCGTAGTGGCCTTGCGCCGTTGGAGAGGCGGGCGTACAGATGAGCGCCGACGACGGCATCGCTGGTTCCGCTCGCTTCGCCGTGAGGCTTGTTGAATGCGCTCGCTTGGCCGATCGATTTGTACCGCGCAGCGCCGTAGGATCCAGCGATTGTTGTCGAGTTGCATCCTCGGGATTGCCGTGGCTGGGTGCGCCCCGGCGTTCTGGCAGAGCGTGGCACAGGGCTACGCGGCCGGCGCGCAAGCCGCTGGTGTAACGCTGCCGGGCGGTGAGAAGATGATGGTCTTCGGCGGTCGCGGGCATAAGGTCTATCTCGGGTGCCTGACCTGCTCGAAATACGACACCGAGTCAGTCCTCAACGCCTACGGCGACTTCGGCTCAGCCTACAGCACCAGCAGCGTGCACAACAAGTACGGTGACTATGGCTCGAAATACGGCGACTCGAGCGCGTGCAATCCCTACGCATCGGACCCGCCGGTGATCGTCGACGACAAAGGGCGCTATTACGGCCGCCTAACGGTCAGCACAGCCCGAACGGACGGGCCACCAACGCCAGAGCTTCGCGGCTGGATTCGAGGGCTCTGCGGAGCCTGAGGAGCGTCAGGAGCCATCATCGTCGTCGAGCCGCACATCTGTCGCTGCCGGCTCGTCGATTCCCGGATATTGCTCGATCGGGTGAAGGTAGTCCCGCCATTCGATCATCAGCTCGCGGACGTGCTGAGCCGTCAGCAGCGCGTACCATCGGGCGGTCCAATCGACGGGTCGAGGATCTGCAACTGCCTTCGCTGGCGCATCGACCGGTGTCGTCGGACGGAGCCGTTCAAGGGCCGTTTGTCGGAGCGTCTCGTTGGATCGGTCAGACAACCCGGCTGGCTTCGGGCGCGGGCGTTTGGTCACTCGACCAGGCGAAGCTGCGACGCCGTGTTGAGCACGATCTCGGGCTTGCCTCGATACAGCTGAATCGCTCCCGAGACGTTGACTCGTTTGCCATCCCACTGCTGCGGTTCGGGGAACTGCGAGGCGGCCGACTTGAAGATCACGGCGGTGAAAACATGGTTCGGGAACTTGGCGCCGAAGTTGAGGAACGTCGTCCCGCCGCGCGACACGCTCACTTGCGTGACCACGCCGACCACCGTTGCCCGCTCGCCGACGTGATCCTTCGCCTTGTCGGGCGTGAGGGCAGAGGCCTGCAACAACACAACAGCGCCGGCCAGGACGGCTCGTAGCATGGTGCGCTCGCGGGTTGAGGTCCATCGACACGGGTAGAATCCGCCCACGAAGCTATCAAACCAACGACGCAGTGGCGAGGACCGCTCTGGGCCCGGCATGCCGCTCGTCTCTGGCACCACGGCGCCTAACGAGTCTCGTATAGAACGCCCAAAAATCGGGCGACAGAGTGCCTTCTCAAGTGACCCGGGGGCATTCACCCTCCTCGGTACCCTGCCCTACCCCTGTCGACTGTCGGGTTGACTCGAGACGTCGAAGGTCGTCGACCGCAGCTCGATCAGTCTGTGATCAAGTCCGGGCAGATCGCAGTCGGACACGCTCAGCGCCCAGCGCTCGGCGTCCGGCGGGGTACTGGCTCCCGCACGATCAGGAAGCCCGGCTCAACCTTCAGTGCCGACGCCAGCTTGTCGAGCACGCGAAGATCGATCGACGTCGGATGGTGGTTCTCCAACCGACTGATCGTCGCGATGCGAACGCCGGCCGCGTCTGCCAATTGCTGCTGCGTCCATCCGCGCGCGTCCCGGAGCTCGCGTACCCGAATCGAAAGCGGTGACATGCGAGTCATGTTACGCTTACTCGGTACGCCTGTCAATTCAGTCGCGATGAATACTTTTCAATTTCTCCCTGTAAAGCGCTGCAACTGCGGCAGATGGCACTATTGACACACGTTACGCTAGCGCGTAATATGGACGCGCGAGAAAGGGGCGCCGGTGCTCGCCTAGGAACGAAACCGGACGCCCCGAATCACTCACCCTCCGGAGAGGGCTCGCGGTCGGAAACTACCGCCGCGGCTTGGTCCGGACAACATCGAGGAACTGACCATGGCCACCACACGCACAGCGGTCGCAGCCCACGCCGTCATCGCGCAGCAGCTCGCCAATTCCTTCCTCTCGGCAACCCGGGCGAGCCACGGCGAACGCACATTCGCCGTACTACAGCTGGCCATTGCGGGTGAGCGTTTCTGTCATCGGTGTGGAACCGACTTCACGCGCGAGTCCGATCCCCAGATCGTTCCGGTCGGCGGACGACTCCTTCACGCGACGTGCGCCGACGAGATCTTCGCCCCGGCCGTGGCAGCGTTCGCGACGGCCCGAGGCCGAGCGGCGGCGTAGATCGACCTGCGTTTCCAAGATCGAGGCCGATCACCGCGCCGACTCCTACTCAGGGTCGGCGCGATTCGCATTCGAGAGCCGTTAGGCGAGAGGTGGGCGATCGGATCGCTTGCCCGTCGCGCGCGCTACGACTCGAGGGTTCGTCGGCATCGGAACCCATCGAAGGTTGCGTTCAACCTCGGGTTCCTGAACCTCGTAGTAGCCTTCGATCGCGACGCCGATCGCGAAGTCCGGGAGCGTGTTGTCGGCGGTATCCTCGGTGACCGGTGTGCTCGCGTAGTGGCCGAGGTACTTCCTGCTGCAGCCCTTCCGCACGACGACAAGACTGTTGGCCAGTGGGCCTTCTGCCGTCCAGTACATGAGGTGCGGGCTCGTCCTCGGATCGGGCGCGAGCTCGGCCTCCAGCTCACTCATCTCAGTGGCGTCGGTGGCATGGTGGCGCCCTTGGCGGCGGCGTGCTGGCCCCTGCAGAAGGCGCTTGTAGTCAGCGATGAAGTCCTCGTCGGACATTGCTACCTCCAGTCCACGACCGAATAACCGTACCGCTGTTGCAACCACGCGGCGAACTCCGGGTCTCGCTGGGCGGCGGCCTTCTCGGCCGCACTGAGAGGACGACGACGAGCGCCAGCCTGGGGCATCGGCGCCGCTGGCCGCTGCACGGTGGGCTGGCCCGGTGCTGGTGTCGGCATCATTGGCGCGACGTTAGGCCGGCCGCCGCCACCAAGTTCGGACGGCGCGCGGCGTACGCCCATCGGCGCCTGCTCACGTGCACCGCCGGGCGGCAGATTGCGGAGGTCGATGTTCCCGGTATCGCTTGGCGCGGCCATCGGGCTCGACCCACCGACCGGCCGACCGCGCATGTCGACCCGAGGCTCGCCAGCCGACGCCCTGGCGCCGGACGGCGAGAGCAAATCGCGGAATTCGGTGATCCCATGCAGCTGCCGATCGATCATCTGCATCCGGACCCGCTCCACATCCGCGCGCTGAGCCTCGAGCTCAGTGATTCGCTGCGTCGTGCCGGCATAACGTTCGTCGTACGCTTCGCGATCCCTCGGTGAGATCTCCTCCATCGGCGTCATCTTCGGGATCGTCGCCCGCGCCATGCGGATGGCCTTGTCGAGGCTCCCGACGCGTTCCTTCACGAGACCCAATGCGCGCTGCATCGCGCGCTGCTGCGGATCGGCGGCCGCACTGGGCCCGCGGAGTGAAGCGACGTCGTAGCGGCTCGAGGAATTGATCCGCGCGACGTCAAGGTTCGCGCGGTTGTCCGCGTCGTTCATGCGCTCCTGCGCGCCAAGCTGCTCACCTTGGCGACGCCCGTGCTCCCCCTGCTGGTAGCGCTCGCGGTCCATGAACGCGGAATCGCGCGACGACTCGCGGGCACCAATCCGCTCATCGCTCACACGCGCAGCCCGCTCGGCGGCAGACTCGCCCCGCTGCATCTTCGGGACGCCCTGAAACAGAATATCGGCCACGCGGGACCGAGGGTCTTGCGAACGCGCCGCGCCCTGCGCCATGCCGGGGTCTTGCGTCGATCGCCGGAACGGGTCCGCAACCTCCTCGGCTTTCGGTGCCTGGTACGGATCCAGCCCAGCGAACCCGGGAAGCTCTGGCGATGCGTCGCCGTAGTTGCGGGGGTCGACGAACGGTGGCGTCCCCCCGAGCTTCGGGCCCTGCGAGCGCGGCGAGGCCGGAGCGAACGTGCCTCCTTCTTTCGCTGGGCTCTCGCCGGCACTGAGATCGTCGGGGTTGTAGCCCTTGTCCTCGAGCTCGATGCGCAGCCGGATGGCGTCCATCAGACGCTTCCGCTCGGCGTCGGCGTCGGCCTGCTTGTCCGTCGTCATCCGGCGGCGCGCGCTATAGCCGGTCTCCGCGCCGCCGATGAGCCCACCGACGAGGGATGCGAACGCGCCCGGCCCGCGGTCGTATTGCTGCAGGTTGTAGGACGGCATGGGTAGCTATCGTCAGGTGTGGGATCGTTCTGCCGTGGGGATTTCTACCCCTTCAGCGGCTAGGTCGTCAGCTCGACGCCGGCCTCGACGCTATTCACATCAGCGATCGACCATGCGCCGCCGCCAGGCTTCGTGTGGAAGAACGACTGATGGATCAAGTAGCTCGTTGTCGGCGAAAAGGCCGAGCTCACGCTCTCGGTGCCGCTCAGTCGAACGCGATGTGAGTGCGTACGCGTGCCCGCATCGTCCTTCCGGTCGGTCGTGACTACGGCGACCGCGACGACCGTCCCCAGCGTCGATGAGAGGTTGCCCATCGCGTAGGTGTCCTTGTCGCCGGGGGTGGAGGACGACACGTAGTCCGTGTCATCGTTTGCGGGGTTGTCGTCGACGCACTGGTAATTGCTGCCGGCGGTCGGCGTCAGGTTGGTCGTCGTGCCAGCACCGCTCGGCGCGAGATATTCGATACGGACGTCACCGAGGAAGTTGTTGGCCTCACTCCCGGTCGTGTCGCAGATATAGAAGTCGTCGTAGTAGCTCTCCTGCGACGCGGCGGGCGCGCTGTTGATGAGCTGGACCTGCGTGATGTAGGCGTTCGCCGTGTTCGTCGTGTCCTTGCCGGTGAGCGATAGCGCCGCGGTCGGCGAGCCGTTGATCCGAATCTCAACAGTGCCCGCGGAGTTGTGAAACAACACCTTCACTTCGATGTAGTTGTGGGCCGCCGTATACGACGGCAGGATGCCCGCCGCGGTCGTCCCGAGCAGCGTGCCGTTGCCGTTGTACACGGAGATCGACGCGTCGGTGTTGAACTGGAGGTAGACCTGAATCGTCCCGGCGTCCATCAAGTACAAGAACGCGGTGGCGACCCCCGGTTGCGTGAACTTCGCGGCGACGCCCACGATGACGGTGGCCACGTTCGACGGCAGGTTCCACGTGACACTACCGGCGCTGCCCGACTGACCGACCCGCAAGCCGTTGGTCCCATTGCGGCCGTACGCGCCGATGGCCGTTGCGGCCCCGCTTACCGTGCTCCACTTGCGCGTCATTTGCGCGGTGGAGTAGTGGTCGAATGAGTCACAAAAGAGAAGGGCCATGGTTACGGCTCGTGAGGGGTGTGATGCAGCTGCAAGATTGAAGTTCGTCGTCCGGCCATGTCCGCGTCGAGCTGGTCCTCGCCGAGACGTTGGCCGTCTGGAAACTTCAGCGGAAAGTTGGTCGCCATCGCGATGCCAGCGCGCCGGGACCGCGATCGTACTGAGGCAGGTTGTAGGACGTCATGGCTAGAGATCGTTAGGTGTGGGATCGGTCTGCCTGGAACTTCTACCCCTTCGGGCGACGCGTGTTGCCGCGTGATGGCTTCTTCGTAGCTGATCCGGTTCGCTGCGACTTCCGTGCTCGTGGAGCGATTGCCAAAGGTGGCGGCACAAGCTGTCCCGATGGCTGCGCCTCCGGCGCGCGATCGGCGTTAGGTCTCGACTTCGCGCGCTCCGCCTCGGCGAACGCCCGGCCTTCGTCGAGTTCGTCCGCTATCGCGCGTCGGGGCCGCGGAGTCAGCTTCTCGTTGGCGATCCATGCAGCTGTAGCAGCCTGACGCTTGCGCGCATGTCCCGCCCGCCGCTCCGCATCGGCTCGCTGGAGGTCTGCCAAAGCCGCCGAACGCTGCGCTTCGTGCGACCTGCGCGCCTCGGTCATGTCGCCTGGACGATCAAGCATGATCAGCTCGCGGTCCACGCCGCACGCGATGAAGCGTGCCAGCTCCTCGTCACTCAGCGTGCGCCAGTGCCGCTCGATGCCGCCCGTCTCTTTCGCGTCGAGCAAGGGCTTCACGACCCTGGTATGCGCAAGCTCGAGGCGCCGGTCGCTGTGCCCCCGCTGCCTAGCGAGAGTGTCGAGGCGGCCGAATTGTTCTGGATAGAGAGCGCGCATTTCGGCCTTCAGCGCCTCGAGCTCGCGCAGCTTAACTAGATCGCCGTTCTCGTCGACTGGACCGACGGGCACCAGTTCACCATTGGGCTGCTCTATCCAGAGCGTCCCATGAGAGCGGATGGTGCTCTCGTATTCGGCCGTCAGCCAAGCGAGGGTCGACTCGTAGGCTGACGCCTCGCTCCGCAGGACCAACACGTCTTCCCACGGCAGATCTGGCGCGAGCCAGCGCAGCGTGGCCACGGTCTGCTCGGGAGCGCGCTGCGGGAGCTTCCCTTTCACGAGATGATAGAGTCGTTGGTGAGCCGCCGCGATCGCGCGTGGCCGCGCCTTGGCGCCGATCCGCTGCTGGCTCACGTACGCGACCGCTGCCGCTCGAGCGTTGCCACCATGACGCTCAATCGCGCCCTCCACGAATGATCGGAAGCGTTCCGCCTGTCCATCCCGAACCCGGTAACTGTTGCGTTCGGCCACTGACTCACCCCGCATATTAGGCTATTTGACAGGTTTAGGCTCTTGCCTAATGCCAATGTGACAGACTAAGATTACCTCGTCGGGTTCGTTTTTTCAACTCTCTCTTTTTTCGCGAGTGCATCATGTCGGAAAAGCAGTGGATGCGTCTGACGACCGCGGCGCTGGTGGCTCGGGACTCATACGGCCGGATGCTGCGTCGCGTGATGACCGGAGAGGTCCAGGGCGAGCAACGCGACGGCCGATGGTGGGTGCTGGTCGACTCGGCCGAGCTCGAGCGGATCGCCGCAACCAAGGTCGGCGCGGGAAACACCTCTGAGGCCGCTGGCAATGCGTCGGTCGCCTAGCAGCGGCGCGCGCTACGAGCGGTCGGCCACCTAACGCGCGAAAGCCGCCCCGGCAGGAAGCGGCTTCGCGACAACCAATGATGAGGATGATGATGACAGACAAACGTACGGTACACCGAGAATTCGGCGATCGCAAGCCGGGAGGCCAGAAGCGAACACGGCAACCGATCGATCGAGCCACCACCGACGACGCGCCGCCGCCCCTCGCACTGGACGAGACTCTGCTCGCGCTCGTACCACGTGGCCGGGGTGAGCTGTTTCGCCTAACGTTGGCGACGTACGATGGACACCTGTACATCTCGGCGCGCGTATTCAGGCAGTCGAGCCTCGGTGACTGGTTCCCCACCAAGAAGGGCATGAGCATTCGGCTATCGGAACTCGACCAGGTCATCGCCGCACTCGAATCCGCTGGCGATCTGGCAGCTGCGCACGGGACCGACAGCGCGGCACGCGGGAGCTCGGCGTAGATGGCTCGGATGCGCATGGTGAAGCCCGAGTTGTTCACCCACCGCGGGTTGTTCGAAACGGAGCAACGCTCGGCGCTGCCCGTCAGGCTGGCGTTCATTGCACTCTGGTGTGCGGCAGACCGGGAAGGGCGGTTCGAATGGGTTCCGCCGAGACTACAACTTGGAGCGCTACCCTGGGATCAGGTCGACTTCTCTGCGGTGCTGGCGGCGCTCGAGGCGGGCGGCTTCATCGTCAGCTACATGGTTGATGACCGCCGCTACGGCGTGATCCCGGGCTTTCGGCGTCATCAGACGCCGCACATCAGAGAGCAGCCGTCGAAGTTGCCCCCGCCGCCCGACGATTGCTCCGGAAACCCGAGCACCGTGCAAGCACAGGGCTCGCCTCGTGTCAACACGGTGCAAGCACACGGCTCGCCCAGTGCAACTAACGTGGCTTGCACTTCGGAGTCGGAGTCGGAGTCGGAGTCGGAGTCGGAGTCGAAAGATCAAGAGCTTACCGTGGATCCGTCTGGCGACGGACCCCGGAGCGGCGCGATGAACCTGAACATCAACAACACGCACCACCGAAGCGCCGCGGTTGATCTTGATCTTCAGAACTCACGCCGCGCGCCCGAGGCGGCGGTCGCGCCGACCGAGCGGCGATCACCGCACGAGACAAAGCCACGGAAGCCGCGGACCGAGACCTACATCGACCGGTTCGTCGCGCTGCACTCCGAGCTGTTCGGCTCGATCCTGTACCACAACCGTTGTGGGCATGATCTCAAGACGCTGGTCCGGCTGCATGGCGAGGACGTCGTTAGGGAGGCCTATCGGAGCTATGCCGAGCAGCATAAAGGCGAACCGTGGTGCTCGTTCCAGAACTTTGCCGAGCGAATCGATCGGTACCTCGAACCTGACGAACCGCAGGTCGACTATCGAATGCTGAACCAGCCCCCGGACGATTGAGCCCGGACGATGACCTTTGACGAGCTCCGGAGTACTTGGACCCATCGCCGCGACGAGTGGCGGAAGCTGGGCGTCCAGGTCGACGGCGCGAGGCTCGCCGAAGAAGTGCTCGCGGGACTCGACCAGCTCGCGGGCGCCGACGCCGACGAATTGCTGTCGCTCACCGACGCCGCACGAGAAAAGCAGCTGCACCCGGACTCGATCGGCCGAGCGATCCGCCAGGGCCGCATCCGCAACGCCGGTCGGCCTAACGCGCCGCGGGTACGGCGTGGCGACCTCGACGCGCTGACCTCACGACGCCGGACTGGCGCGAATTCGCCGAGTGCTCCATCGTTGCCGGCGATCGCCCGCGACGCTATCGCGGGAAAGTTGCCGAGGATCACGCGGGGGTGAGCATGGCGCGGAAACCTGCCTGCTGGAAAGTGACGGTTGGAGGTCACGGTCACACCGTCAATGTTCTTGAGCGCGAACCAGGCGGCCCGCTATATCTCCGATGGTGGGATCCGTCGATGCCGCCAGCCGGGAATTACGCCAAGCGATCGCTCCGGCACACCGACCGCGTCGCGGGCGAGAAGGCTGCGCGTCAGCTCGCAGGACAGTTGCTGGCCGCGATCGATTCCGCACGGACCGGACGACTCTCACCGACTGAGCTCTTTGCGCGCTACGAGCGAGAAGTCTCGGCGCACAAGAAGGGCGTCCAGCCGGCCGAGGATCGACGGCGGATCGCGCTCTGGACCGCGGTGCTTCGGGACGTTCGCGACGTCAGCGCCATCGACACCCCGACGCTCGATCGGTTTATTCGCGATCGGCGCGCCGGCCGTGTTGTCGTGCTAGGCGACGACGGCGAACCGCTGAAACTCAAGAAGAAGCCGAGCGACACGACCATCGGCGGCGACGTCGTCTTTCTCAACAGCGTCATGAACTGGGCATGCAAGGTGCGGACGCCCGAGGGAAAGCGTCTGCTCGCCGACAACCCGCTGCGCGGCTATCCAATCCCCAAGAGCAAGAACCCGAAGCGGCCCGTCGCGAGCTACGATCGATATCTCGCGGTGCGGGAGCACGCCGACGCGGTGGATCCGCAGCAGCTGTTCGGCGCCTTCCTCGAGTTGATCGAGGCGTTAGGCTGGCGGGTCACAGCGGTTTGCGAGTTGCTGGCCTCGGACGTCGACCGCGTGACCTCAGCATCGGCGCCGTTCGGCCGTATCCGCAAGCGAGGCGAGATCGACAAGGAGGGCGTCGACATGTGGGTGCCGCTCTCAGAATCGGCGCGCACGGCGATAGACACAGTGTTGCGAACGAACCCTGTCATCGGACAGCGGCCGCTGTTCCCTGCCCCGAAGGCCCGACGCGGTCACGCTGCATCGCCGTGGAGCCGTTTCCATGCACGCGACTTACTTGAGCGCGCCGAGACGGCCGCGGAACTCGACCCGCTCGACGGCGGCGACTTCCACGCGTATCGCCGCGCCTGGGCGACGTCGCGGAAGCATCTCCCATCTGCAGATGTCGCTCACGTCGGCGGATGGCGCGACCTCCGATCGCTCGAGCGGAGCTACCAGCGCGTCGACGATGCGACTCTGCTCGCGGTCGTCACGGAGCCGCGGAAGCTCCGGGACGCCCAAGGTCATTGAACAGCGTGTCGAGGGAATCGCCGGGCGGACGCGGCCGAATCGCTCCGGCGATTCCTTCTCTCAACCCAGCCCTTTGAGAAGTCGTTCCTTCGCCCAAGCGGCGCCACCCGCTTGCTGCATCGCTTCCCAGGACTGAAAGGTCGTCGCGCTCCGAACGAAGGCGTCCCGTTCGTCGTTAGGAATTGCCGCGAAGTCCTCGGCCGACTGAACGGCGAACGGGCTCGCCTCCACCATGGCCTCGAAGGATGCGAAACGCGTGTGCGACCGCATGAATGCCGGCGACAACACTTCGGTCAGCGGGACGCTGCCTGTTTGGGAAAGCCCGCGGAGGTTGTCCTGGAGCCGTCGAAGTCCGCTGTTGTCGTACGCCATGCCTGCCTCCTATGCGTGAACTTCTCGAATCGAGTCGACAGAACTAATCCTCGGCCTCGTCCAAACTGATCCCCAGATGATCGAGGATCTTGTCCTCGATCACGCGCCGCAGTTCTAAGTCGGCCACTGCCCCCATGCGGTCGGTCAGTCGAGTCTTAGAAATCGTCCGGATTTGCTGAGGCATGATGATGCTGTCCTCAGGGTTTCCGGCGACTGACGCCGGAAGTGGAACTTCGAACGGATAGACCTTTCGGCTCTTGCCGGTGGCTTTCGTAATCGGCAGAACCGTTACGACCGTGAATCGAGCGTTGAATCCATCGTTCGACACAACAAGAACAGGGCGACTCTCGCCGCCCTGCTCACTACCCACTGCGGGGTCCAAGTCAGCCCAGTAAGTACCCCACTGGTCAACATTTCCAAGAATCGCCACTCGTAGATCCCTCCCTTGGGATCACTCCAGTCCGTCGCTATCGGCCGGCGTGAACGACTTCGTGATCGCGTTCATGTCGGCGGTGAACAGAGGGTCAGTCAGCGCTTCGTCGTAGGCGGAATACAACGCTGCGCGCTTGGAACGCAAAAGCTTCTCTTCTAGAGCAGCTTCGACGAACGCACTGAGGTTTTCCGCCTCACCAGCCTGGACAACCTGCTTGGCGGCGTCAACCACGTCAGCGCGGAGGGAAAGCGACGTCCGTTCTCGCGGAGCCTCGCTGAACCGGCGCCGACGCTTGGGAATCGCGTAACCGGCTATTGCTCGCCGTGCCATAGTATCTCCTAGAAAGCATCGACTGAAGTATGACGATTGTTATTACTTAACGCAATACTTCGAGAGGCCTCGCCTGCAGCGCCTCACCTATCTGGCGTGGCCTGTCAAGATATTCAAATCTCAATATCTACAGTCGCGGACCACTGGTTCCACTGTGCGTTGCTGCCCAACGATAGGGCTCAGCGTTTACTTCCAGAGGCGAAAGCTGGGTCAATCGCACGCAAACCATACCAGAAACCATACCACGTAGCAGCGAAAACGACGAAGGCCAGACAACGTAAGTCGTTGTCAGGCCTTCATATCGGGACGGCGGGATTTGAACCCGCGACCCCCTGAACCCCATGCATGAAAGTCAAACGCCGAAGCCGCCTATAGTCAATCCTCGAAATGAGTAAGCGATAAACACATAATCCGAACCGAGCCCGAACCGGCTTACAGTAAGCCGCCTAGTTTGCCAGTTCGGTTGCTACCCCCGCCCTACCCTTCCGGCGGCGTGCCGGCCGGCGGCGTTTCATCCGGGTTGCTGTTCTCGATCGTCACCCCGGTGGACAACGCATCGATGCCCGTCACGATGGCTTCCCCCAGCGCGCCGACGCTGTTCGCCTGCTCGTCGATCGCGGTCGCGATCTCCTCGGGCGTACCAGCCGAGCCATCGCGAATCTGCTTGGCCACCGCCTGCAGATTGGTCTTGATCTCGCCGGCCTCCCTCGCGCCGGCGGCGATGATGTTCGTCTGCGCCTCGCCGATCTTCGTGCTGAGACGGCCCAGGGCCGCGGTCACCTTCTCGTTTACCATGATCCCAACCTCGCTGAGAATGTTCTGCTCGACTTCTTCGAGCAGCGGTCGCAAGAGCGCGCGGACGACGCGCCCCACGAAACGGTCGATTTCGTGCGTTAGGCTACCGATGGGCACCTCCGGGTGAGTGGTCATACGTGTTGCTAGCGCTACCTGGGCGCCGGCACGTTGAAACACACCGTGTTGCCGAACCGATCCGTCATCGGCTGGCCGCCCAATGCCCGGCACGCCCGCTGATCGCCGACGATGCTCACCCCCGCGGCGATCGCGAGCGCGCCCACGATGAGCAGCACGATCACGAAGCCGATGTCGGCGAGGGTTGCGGTCCGGGCGCGCCTCATCGTTAGGCCTCCGGCGTCCCGCGGATCACCAGCCGCTCCGTGACGCCCGCCACATCCTTGCACAGCTCGTCGAACGCCGTGTCGAAGGCGATCTCGGGTTGGTGCAACACGATCGACCACTGGATGCCACCGCCCTGCACCCGGTAGCGAAGCTTGGCGACGATCGGGAAGCGGTCCCCGCGATAGAACACGGGGATGCCGATGAGGAAGAGATTCGGCACCTTGATCGGCTGCCCTGAGCCGTCGGTGTGCACCTCGTCGAAGGTGACGCTGATCTCGCCAGTGGCCAGTGTCTGGGCCTGCTTCACCTTGCTGGCAACGTTCACCTCGATGCCACGCGACAGCCCCATGAGCATGGGCGCCGAGGCCCACGTGCCGCGCAGGAGATCGGCGAGCGCGTCGAGCTTGGCGTCCCCTTCCCCCGAGCTCATCACGTCGGCGATACGGTCCTCGAGGAAGGCCGAGAACGTGTGCGGGTCGAGCGGACGGCCGTTGATGCCCATCCACGCCTTCCACTCGTCGGACGTGGGCACCTGGTATTCGGCGCGATGCTGCATGAACCGCGCGTCGCTGAGCTCGCCGGACGCCGGGTTGTAGTCGTACACGGCGAGGAGCTTGGGCGCGGTCCGATCGGGCACCGCGAAGATGACCGTCGTGGGATCGCTCTTGTGACGGTTGACGTGGGCGACGAATGACTCCTTGTCGCGGATCTGCGCGGTGCCCTTCCGACGATCCGGCTTCGCCGCGAACTCGTCGTAGAACCGCTTGACGCTCTGCAGCTCCGTGCCCTTCGGGACGATCGCGAGGGAGGCGGTGCGCTGCTCGATAGCCTCGAGTTTCGCGAACTTGGTACCCCACATCTCGGCGAACACGTTCGCCATGTCGAGCGTTTCGGAATTGCGCGGCGCATCCTCGGACGAACGCCCGCGGACGGGACCTTGGTTGTTAGGCGGTGCCATGATGGCTCGTTGAAAGTGAGAGAGTGAGGGAACCGTTTAGAGCGATCGCAACACGCGGTCTCCCGCGTGCATGTCGCGCACGGGCTCGGGCATCGCCTCGATCGACCGGACCGGGGACGGCAGCTCGAGCGACGTTTGCGTGTGGCTGTGGTCGGAGAGCGTGCCGTCGGGCGCGGCGAACAGGATGGCGCGATGGCGCGCCGGCTTCGGCCACTTCATCACGATGTCGTAGTCGATGTCGAACACGTCGCCGTTCAGCTTGAAGTCGAGCTTGACGACGAGCTGGCCCTTGGGTTTGCCGCCCGTTGCCTTGGCGAGCTTCACCATCTCGGCGGTGAGCTCGTCGAGCTTCGTGGTGGCTTCATGGTCGAGCGTCCCCATGCCGAGCGTGCGGATCCGCTCGGAGAACTTCACGGGGGTGTTCGCGATGGCGCTACCGGGTGCCATAGGGAGTCGGGCTCCGTCGTTAGGGTGAGATGGGTGGCAAAGACGCGCAGTAGCGCTCAAGCGTCTGCCACTCGATCGGCGATTCACGCTTACGCCTCGCGATGTTCGCCTGGATGCGGCGCCGTGTGTACGGATCGGCCTCGGCTGCCGGGAGTGCGGTCTGTGCACCGCGGCCCGCGTCGTATCCACCCAACACGAAGCCACGGAGGAATGCGACGATCTCCCGGCACGTAAGCGCGTGATTGCTTGCGCCGGACTTCACGAAGCCCTCGCGCCGCCCGCCACGCTCAAAGGTCCGTTGGCAGATTTGACACGAAAAGAAGTGATCATGATGGCGAAGCCCTGATGGGGGCACGATATCTCGAATGTAGACGGCAGGCATCGTTAGGCCTCCCGGCTGTGCTTTCGGTCGCGCAGCTTCCGCGGCTCGTCCACCACGGCCAACGTCGTCTCGTCGTCAGGCTGTTGGTACGCCGTCTCCAGGCTCCGCCGGTCCTTCCATCCGGCCGCCTTCATCACGTCCGCCGCCGGCAGATGCTTCCGCTCCGTCGCCCACTTCCGGCGGAACGGATGCCAGAGCCCTCCCTCGAGCGGCGCCACGTCTGCGAGCACGTAGCAGCGTCGCAGCCAGTCGTCCGCGAGGTATCGCGTGATCGGCGCGGCCGGGTCCTTCGGCGCGGGGAATACCGGACGTGCCCCCATGCCAGGACGCTTCCGCACCTCGGCTTCCAGCACGTCGGCCGTCCGGCCGTTCATCCCGACCGGGATCCACTCGGCTCGTTCCCGCTTGAGTGGTGGCCACCGCACGGCAACGATCCCATGGGCCCCCGTGTCGCGACGTGTTCCCCATCGGAGGTCGTCCGTCAAGAGGCGGCAGATCGACGTAATGCGGCGACCCACGTCCTCGACGAGGTCGACCAGCGCCGGCAGGTGACTGGGGACCATGCCCTCGCCAGGCACGCGCGTCATTACCCGGGGCGCGTGCGCGCGGAGCGCCAGGTACTGGTCGTAAGTGATCGTCGGCCGTCGCACGCTGTGCTCGGCCGCGGGACGGATCGCTTTGGGCACGCCCGGGGAGACCGCGCCCCATGGGTTGCGGTCGAGCAGCGGCCGGCCGTTCACAAGGAACCCGCACGCCCAGTTGAGCGCCGTCGTCAGGAAGATCACGTCGGCGTTCGCCGTCCGCGCTCGCTTCGGTCTGCGGTCCTCGTGCTCTGACACGGTGACCATCACGCGCTTCGCTGACCCGCTCCTGCCATGGCCGCGTGCCGCCCTGGCGAAGCGGGTCGTCGGCTCGACACGCGCGCGCGGGCGCTGCCGCTCGATGGTCCGACCTTCCGGCGGGACGAACACGCCGTCGGCGTCGATCGCGCCCGCCATCCGCTCGCGCAGGAACCGCGCGTGGTCCGCCGCGGTGACCATTGCCACCCGCCGCTCCGCGTCATCCTTGGGCCCGCGCCAGTGCGACGTGGGGCCAAAGAGGCGCGACCACATCGCGACGCGACGCCGGTCGTCGCGCTGCACGCTCGCCGCGTTCTGACCGAGCGCGTTGGCGGCGTAGAGCGCGAGCACACCCGCGACCGTGGGGCCGCCCTTGGGGAGCTCCAACGCCCGGCCACCGGCCCCTAACGCCTCGGCCTGTTTCTGCGCCCACGTCAGTGCCTCGGCGCGATCGCGGTGGCCGAGCGAGCTCCACGTGTAGCGACCGAGATCGTGGTCGTAGGCGCCGCCGTAGAGCATGCCGCCCAGCGTTTTCTCGCGCACGGCAACGGTGAACGGCGCCTCACCGGCGGTCTGATACCAGCATGCGGGTCGCTTTCGCTTCGGCGTCATCGACGCACCACGCCCATCAGCTTGTCGAGACTGACCCGCGCTATCTGGCACTCATGCACCTGCATCTCGTCGTGCATGTCGGCGTAGTCGCGCCGGTCCACCGCTCCCTCCTCCTCGATGACGAGCCGGCCCCTCGACACTCCATCGAGCTGGCGCGGATGGTCGAGCACCCAGAACGCTCCGGCGGGGATCCCGATCTCTCGCGCGACGAGATGCGCGACACCGCTATTCGCCGCGAAGATGAAGACCTTGGGCGTCGTGTTACGAGTGTGGTTAGGCACGTCGGCGGTCCCTCCGTCGCGCGCCGGCGGCCAACGGGTCCATCCCACGAAACAGATCGGCGTGCGGCACCACGAGCTCCATGCGGAACCGGTCAAGCATGACGCGGCCCGTGTAGTAGCTGCGAAAGAGACGCATCGAGATACCGAGTGTTCCCTGCACCGACTTGGCGAACGAGCCGGCCGTGGCCCAGCCTAGCGTCGTGGCGACGACCGGCAGCCGTGCGGTCGACAGCTCGAGGGCGCGGGCGGCACGGATGAGGAGCGCCATCCGCACGTAGTTCCCCACCGGCCCCAGTCCCGCGCGGTGGAACCGGGCGCACAGCATCGTACGGTCGACGGCCAGCGCGTACACGAGCTCGTCGACCGTCGTGGGTGGCTCGGCGACATCGAACAGCGTGCGGAAGAACCGCCAGGCGCCGTCAGTGGCGCCGTCGAGGTCGACCGCCAACGCACGCAGCGCCTCGTCCTCGATGGTGACCGGGGTGATCACGGGTCGCATCGCGCCACAGTGCTCGCATCGAGTGACGGACCCACGGCGCGCGGTCGTCGGCGGATGGAGCATGTGCATCGCGGTCGTCACTCGGCACCTCGCTGCCGGCGCGCGATCTCTTCCATCACGGGCCACATCAGGTCGTGCTGCTCGCCGTAGCGATGCACCGCCTCGGTCACCTCGCGGTAGACCGCCGACAGCGTGATGTGAGCGCGGTGCTCCTCCTCGGCGAGACGAGTCCACCACCATGGTCGCTCGTACCGAACGAGCCCCGCGTCTTCAAGCGCGAGCGCGATCGCCGGAGAGCGCGACGTGCCGACCATGCAGTGCACGACACACGTCACTGGCTGATCGATGTGTTTCGCAATGAGCGCCGCAATCCCATCGGCGTGCACCGGCTGGATGCCTTGCGGCGGCCGATTCGGATTCGGGAACGGGTCATCGATGAACGTGAGTCGGAGCACGTCGGCGAATCCGTAAGCCAACTGCGCCGGCCGGTTGGCGTCGCTCGTGATCGAGATGCAGATGTCGCCCGGCGCTGGCCGGTACTCCGCCACCCGTTCGGCGCTCATGGTGACGACACGGAGCACCGTCATCCGTGCCTCCGTCGGAGCATCGACGCGGCGAGCTCGGGGCCTTTCCGGCGCGGTGCACCCTTTCCGCTTCCCTTCCCCTTCGACACACGCGCCCGGGTAACGAGCGCCGGCTTCCGCGGGCGCGGCTTGATCGGGAGGTCGCACAAACAGAACGTCGTGAGCCCCTGCCGGCGCAGGTTGTTGAGCTGCGCCTTGCTGTACCCGCTCACCTCGACGGCCTCGCTGATCTTGAGGGCCGTGTGCATCCACTCGTCGAGCTTCGTCCGCAGCTCCGCCGCGATGCTGCGGTAGGCGAGCGCAGTGTTCGCGCCCTCCTTCTCTCGCTGGGTAGCGCGCGACTCGAGCGTGCCGATGAACGTCTCCACCTTGTCCGCGAGGATCTGCATCAGTCGATCCGCTCTGGCTGAAAGAGAGAGTTGTCGCACCACCGGCACCCGCAGTGGCATGCCTCCTCGCCGTCGTCCCGCGGGCGATACGCGCCACAAGCGCAGGACTCCGCGGAGCAGCGCGGTTGCCTAACGTCAGCCACTTCGCCATCCCCGCCGCCAGCGTTCGCGACGCGCTCATCGCGCTCGCAGTGATCCGAGCAGAAGCTCCACGCGCCACGCATGGAACTCACCCGCTCCAATCGCCGGGCGGGAATCACGGCACCGCACCATTCGCATCGTGGTTTCGGGCGCGTCATACCGGGCACCCCGCCTGACGCCAGACCCCCGACTCCTCCTTGATCTTCCTGGCCATGTCGGCGATCGGCGTCTGCACCGTGAACCCTTCCGGGGACGGCTGCTGGTCCTGGTCGATGTAGTGGTTGAACAGCTTCCGGTCCCAGTACGTCCGATCGTCGAGCCCGGCCTCGGATTCCAGCTTCGCCCGCAACCGCTGCGCCGCCCGCACCAGGAGGTAGATGCGGTCGAGCGCCGTCAGCTCGATCGGGTCGCCCGCTCCACTGCCACACATGCCGCAGGCCTGCTCGGCGGGCGGTTCCGGGAGGAACCATCCGCACTTGCGGCACCGAGCACTCTTCTCGGTGATCGCCATGGCCGACGCCCTCAGAACGGCAGGTCATCGATGCGCCCTCCGGGGGCCTGTTCGCACGCAGCGATCACGTGCGCAACCTTCTCCGCCAAGTGCGGCTTCCGCTTCTCGACGTGCCGGTGGATACGTCGGAGATCGGCGACCGGGATCTTGCCTAACGGCACGCCGCGCAGGTCGGTGAAGCCGATCAGCTTTGGAAGCTCGATGCGGCATGGGTCGATGGGGGCGCCTTCGGACGACGACCCTGACTCAGACACCCCGCCGGCAGGGACTCCTGCCGCCCCAGCGGTATGTGAGGCGGCGGCAGCGTTGCTCTGGCCGCCTCGGGTCCGGTCAGTCTTTGTGTCTCCCTTTTTGTCTCCTTCGCTCGTGCGCGTCGGCCCCGGCCATCCGCTGCCGTTAGGCAGTGCCCACGACGGCAACGTCGGCGGGTTCCACGCAAAGCCAACACCGCGCTTGTCGTCCTTCGACGCCTTGACATAGCCGAAGTACCTCCCCGGGCCCTGTCGCCTCCGGTCGAGCACGAACGACGCGTACATCTTGGGCAGCCGGTGCAGATAGCGACCGATGCCGAACCGCACCGCGGCGCGCTTCATCGCGCTCGAAATCCCCCCTTTCGTGCGCTCGATCGCCGTCGGGTCGGCACCATCGACCTTCGTGAGCCACGTGTAGCCCTCGTCCTCACGCCAGATCCGGATCGAGAGCTCGCAGAGCAAGCCCGTCGTGGAATTCGGCACCGGACGGTAGTCGTCCTTCCAGTTCTCCGGTCCGAGCACCTGGTCGAGCCGGTCCATCACGGCGCAGATGTCGATGAACGGCACCGCCACCGATTTCGGCACGTTGTTGTCGAGCTTCCCATCGCGCAGCATCCATCCGACATGCTCGGCCGCGAACGGCGCGGCGAGTGCATCGAGGATGGCGGCCACGTTGCGCGGAGAGGGGCGGACGAGCGCGGCGGCGGTCATCGCTCGCTCCTCCGGCTCTCGTGCACCATCTGGTCGATCTGCTCGGCACTCGTGTGCGCGATGGTCGAGCCGAGTCGATCGATGGCACCGATCAATCGGTCGAACCGGTCGATCACCAGCGCCCGAAACACCGTGCGCACGCGCATGCGCTCTTCGTGGTCAGCCTCCGAATCGGGAATGAGATCGAGCGACTCGGCAAGCTGCTGGAGGCGCTGATGTTCCTGCTGTTTTTTCTGGCGTGCGCGACTCTCGGCCGCCTTCGCTAGTGTCCGCCCGCGAGCCACGGCGTATGCCTTGAGCTCGTCGTAGTGGTAACCGAAGCCCTCGACCTCCTGGAGCGCCCACACAGCGCCCTCGGCCTCCCACGCGTGCATCAGCGCGGTCAGGTCCGCCTGGCTCCGAACGGTGACACTGCCGGAGCCCTGGCATCGCGCGCAGAGGGCGTCGTCAGCGCCTAACGGGTCGCGCCACGTGCCGCCGTTGCAGCTCTCGCACGGCAAGACCGTGCCCGGCGCTGGCCGTTCGGGTTTGGTTGGGAATACAAGATTGGGCGTCGGTGATGTGCCCTTGTTCGCACTGTCGCCCGGCGCTCCGTCGGAGCCGGCGTACAGCATCACCGGCGGTGAAACTGTCTCGGGGTGTTCCATGTCTGCCTCTTGCCTTGCGCCCCAGGCTTCGTCTATCGTGCGGTCGACTCAGGCAGCCCGTATCGCCTGCAGTCGCCTCCTTGCCCCCAGCCAGTGGTGTTCACGCACCCTGGCTGGGTTTTTGCGTGGCCGCGTGCGCCGCGTCGCGCACATCGATCAACGTCTCGACATCGCCGGCATCCTCGACCGGTTCCGCGTACACCACCACGTCTTTCGCTGCAGGCGGCAATGCTTTGAGATCCATCCGATCGCCAAAGAACCCGGCGAGGTAGATCTCGAGATACAGCGCGAACCGTGGACGCCCACCCTTCCCTCGATGACCCCACAGATGGTTACTGACGTAGCCCTCGGAGTAGCCGGTGCGGCTCGCGATGAACCGCGTGAACTTGCGACGCCGATCCTCGGAGTCGCCCCCGAGACGGAGCACCCGGATATCTGTGGCGCGGATGCGACGCTCGATTGCGCGCCGCGCCCTGTCGGGTGTATTATGTCGCTCGTGCATGAGCATAACTTATGCACTAATCACATCCCGTCAAGCCCCGATCGCATAGTTGTACGCAACGACGTTCGCAGTGCGGCGGGGACGGCTTCTCCGGCGGGGGGATCGAGACCGATGACTGTACCGAGCACAAGCACGCGCACAGGTAGGAGCACGAGACCGACCAGGACACCAGGGCTGGCAACCGGGTCGCCAGCCGGGTTCGGATCGACCTCATTCTGGAGGAAGGTTGTGGCCGGAGGCACAGGGGGCCGGTCGGCCGCGGGGGCGGTACTCCCGCCGACCGAAGTCGGGAAGCAGGCGAAGGTCGAACGAGGACGGCGGCTCAAGCGGTGCCGGCTCGAGGCCGGCGCCCGCATGCAGCCGCCGGTGGCGATGTCGCAGGGGGATTTCGCGGACCTGATCGCGTCGATGACCGGACTGGTCGTCGACCAGTCCCGCATCTCGCGGGCGGAGCTCGGCGTGCTGGACCTCTACAACGACGAGAACGTCGCCGTCGCCGCGCTGTCTGGGCGGACGCTCGCGTACGTGGTCGGTGGCGAGGCCGCCGAGCTCGAGGTGCTGCGCGCGTATCGGGTGGAGGCCCCAGCAGTCGCCGAGGGGTTGCCGAGGGTCAGCTACCGACCGGCACCGGCACCGCCCACCGCGGGGCGTGAACAACCGGCGAAGAAAGCCGCCGGCAGTCGCAGGTCGGGCAGGAAACGGTAGTCAGCGTCACCAGCTGCACGAGCGAAGCGATGGGCAGTCGTGTGGATGCGACGGTGGATGCGGGCCCCGGGGTCGGGGCCCGCTCTCGTTTTATCCCGTTGCTACTGGTGCCGATGGTGATGGGTCGTCAACGAGCGCGAGGCTCGGCTTCGCAACGCTCGCGAGCGCACTCACGAGGCCGAGATCCGCAATGTGAGAGGCCAGCGTCTGCAGAATGCAATAGGTCTCGGCATCGTAGACCCGGTTGTCGAGCCGGATGTACGCATACTCGTGCTCGTGAGCCGGGTCGCCGATCGACAGCGCGGTGGTCCCGTTCATCTTCGCGCCGGTCATGAGGATCGCGATCTCCGCACCAGCGGGGAGCAGCGGGCCGGCGGGAACGCGCACGGACGGGTCGGTCGGGAGCGAATCGGTGTGATCCGCAACGGCGGGATCGGCCGCGGCGTCGAGCGCTGGGGCAGCGGAGGTGGAGCTCTCGCAGAGAGAAATCACTGAGCGGTGACCAGGGCGGGAACAGGGTGGCGGGCACTGCGGTTAGTTTCTGGTCAGTTCGGTTGGGCGGGCTACGGTAACGCGATGCGGCGGGCCCCGCAATATCGGACTGCTTGGCGCTATGTGGCGAGAGTCTATTTGCATGCAGTGGACGCATTGACTGACGCACGGGCCAAAATGGCCGAATCCAACCCCTGTGACCGCCTTGGGCGGTTCTCTTAGCCTCTCGCTGATGATGACCCCGGCGTGTTACAGACCCGGCTGGTCACTCGGTGCGTCACTTCGCTTCCGGTTCGCGTCCCGTGACTGACGACACACCGAGCGCCGATTCGGGCGGTGTGGGCCCTGCCCCGTCGGAGACGGTGAGGCTCTGGTGCGAGCGCGTGGCCTCGATGGGGCCCGACGAGCTGGCGTCTTTCGAAGAGCGCACCTTCGCGGCTTGGGAGCGCGCGTCGTTAGGCGACCTCCGGCGGGCGATCGACCGGCGTCGACGGGACTTGCGGGGATGACCCGCCGGGCGTAGGAACGCGAGCCCAATCGACGTAAAGCCCGGCAGGTCCCACCATTCGAAGAGGCTCATGCCGGACATGGATGGGCGCAGCGCAGCGCCCGAGCGTCATCGTTTCATTGCAGCCGCCATCCAACAAGCGCACATTATATCCGAGCGTTAACGTCCTGTTAGGGCGCGACCACGACGCCCGCGGTCCGGCGCGTGAGCTCGGCGATGTCCGCCCCCGGATCCGTGCCGTTCAAGCCCTTGCCCTTGAATGGCGAGGTCGCGAGCAGCGAGTAGTCGGCCGCCAAGCCGATAGCTGCGACGGTCGACGGATACCAGCTCGTGCTCGGAAGGTTGCCCAGGTACTGCGGGTCGATGCCGCCAACGACGTTGCGCTGAAAGCTCCAGCTGCCGTCGTTGACGAACGCCGCGAGCGCCCGGCGGTTCACCTGACTCTCCACGCCCGAGTCGCTGAAGTGCGCGAGATACGCCGACGGCGCGGTGAGCACGTTGTCGCGCCACACCATGTTCCGCGCGAGCCCGCCGCCGTAGGCCAACGTCATCGGCAGCCCGTAGGTCGCAGTGGCCGCGTGCACCATCGTGTTGTTGGCGATGAGCACGTCACGCAGATCGCCGCCGAACAGCATTAGCGAATTGCGGTTGGGAAACGTCCCTACGCCGGTGAAGAGGTTGTTCGTGGCTCGGACGCGGGCCAGATGCACGTCGGTGCACGCCTGACCCGAGCAGTCGACCGCCTGCAGATTGAGACCCACGGCGTCTTCGTCGACGATGTTCCAGCTCATATCCAGATCGGTCGTGCCCTGCCATGTCTTGCTCGGGTCGCCGCCGATGCTCGACTTGATCACGATCGCCATGCCTTCCTGCCCTGACGGCGGCGAGTAGCGCACCACGTTGCGGGTGAACAGCACCCGGCGGGCGTCCTTCAACTCGAAGAGGTTCTTCAGCGCCCATTTACCCAGCCAGCTGCTGGGCTTCGTGATGTGATTGCCGTCGATCGTGATGTCGGCGGGAATGAGCGCCGGGATCGCGGGGTCCGCGCCGCCGAACATGACGTTCTCGCCGCTGCCAGCGAGGTAGTTGTTCGCGATCAAGAACGGCCCGGGCCCGTTCCACCCGGCGATCGCCTGCGCGTCGAAGCCGCTCGTGTGACACTCGTCGATCCAGCTGTTCACAATCGCCGTGTTCGCGCTGTTCAGCGCTACACAGCGGCGCAGCTCGCTGATCGACGAGCCATGGATATAGCTGCGGTCGATGCGGATGTTGCGTGGCACACGGTCGACCGTGAGCTGTGTCTCGCCGCCGTCCTTCCAGCCGCCGTTGCCCAGGAGCAACAGCCCGTAGTTGATCGATGGATAATTCGGCGGCGGTGTGTACGCGATCTCGAGCCCGAGGAGATGGATGTTGCAGCTCGGGCCGTCGATGTTGAGCGTCGCTTGGTAGGTGGTGTTGACGAGCTTCGCGAGCGGCACGGCCTTCGTCGGCGTCATCCGCGCGTCCGGTGGCACCAGCGAATCCACATTGATGTCCGTGCGGAGCGTGACCGCGCCAACGCCGCACACAACGGGAAGCGTGAACACACCCGTGAAGGTCGCGCCAGCCGCGAGACGAAACTCCGTGCCCGGCGTGGCACCATTGAGCGCCGCCTGCAGGTCCATAGGCGGCGCGACGCGAACGATGCGCGTGCTGGTGAGATTGAACGGAGTCACGGGCGCGGGAGCAGCCGGCGGCGTCGCCGTTACGTTCGCAACGATCGTATCGACTGGCGGTGGTGGTGGCGGGGGAGGCGGAGGCAGCGGCGGGCCAGTATCGACTGGCACCGGGATGCCAGGCACGGTGAACGTCTGGCTCTTGCTCGCCGTCCGGCCTAACGAGTCACGGACAGTCAGCGCAGCGACGCGAGGACCCTCGTGCGGGTACGAGAAGGAGAAGCTCGAGGCGGTGCTGGTGCAGTTCGGAAAGGCACCGCAGTCCCACGCGAGACTCAGGCGCGCGCCGGTACTGGCGCCAGCGTTGAACGCACACTGGAGCTGCGCACACACGACCTCGAACGACGCAACCGGCGCGGCCGGCGTAACAGGCGGTGGAGGTGGCGGTGGAGCGATCGGCCTGAGGTGATCGCGGAGCAGCGAGTCCGCACGCGTCGCAAGCCGCGTGATCACGGTCTTGCGGATGCCCTGCTTCCGGGCGGCCTCGAGGCGGAGCGAATCCGTGACGCGCGAACGGGCGTTGTTCGCGAGCGTCGTGTCCGCCCTCGTGCCCTGCGCCGCGACCGGAATCAGCCCGCCGCCGCATGAGGCGGCGGCGACCAGCATCAGGCGGAGCGTCAGCGTTCGGCAGCTCACGGCTTGCACTTCCCGTGTGCCTTGCACGCGGTCGCGGTGGTGATGATTGCTGCCGTGACCTCCGCCCTCTCCGAGAACGGCCCCCAGATGCGCAGGCTCGTATCAGTCGTCGGGAATGGCCCCCACGCGAAATCCAAGCGCACGTAGACCTTATCCGCCGGCGCATACACATCCACGACGCGCTCACCCGTCCCCATCGGAGTGAAGATCGGATTTGATGTGGAGGTCGGCCCAGTATCCCCAGCGCTGGTGAAGTAGGCCGACGCGAACGTCTCGTCTTCGGCGTTATCGACGAACGTGAGCTGAACCGTGGACGCGTCCACACGCACAGCACTGATGATCACCGGAGCCGGACGGGTGGCGTCGTAGATCCCGAACGCCGGCGAGTGCGGTAGCGCCGTGGCGTGTGGCGCCGTCGGAGACGTGCAGGCGGCGATGGCGAGTGCGAGGGTGATGGCAATCGCGAGCGAGGCGGAGCGGAGTGCGTTGGTCAGGAGAGCGTTCGTCATTGGCATTGGTCGGGTCCGTTAGGCAGTGGGATGCGCTCGACTGGCGTGACGAGCGGCGTCACAGGTCAACGTCGTCAAGCGGGCGGTGCGGGCGGTCAATCGCCTCGACGGTGATGTCGAAGGTGCGTTAGGCATCGTGGCAATCGGCCTCACTGTCCGTGTCAGCGATCTCGGGGAGATCCACGGTCTGGCCTGCGAGCGCGTGCGTGCAATCGCTCAGGAACTCGATGCGTCCGTCGCGCACGAAGGAGTGGCAAACTCGCGCCTCGTTGGCTTCGCCGTACGTACCTCGTGATAGCACGGACGGGCCGAACGTCGGGCGCTCGAAGTCGCCGTTGAAAGTCCAGTGCGGCTTCCCGGCGCTGTGCGGCGACTCGATCGACTCGCTCTCTGGCAGCCACGACACCGGAAGCACATGCGCGCCGGACTCGCAGCCGGGGCAATTGACGCGGATGCCGTACAACCGGCCTTCACCGTCACGAACGATCTTCGCGCGCACGCTCATCGTTAGGCCGTCACGAGGTGGCCGTGATGGAGGAACCCATGCCAGGTCTCCTGCGCTATCGAACCGGCGCCGGCTCCGCACGTGGTGCCGTTCTTGTCGATATGAAGCGTCGACGGCTGACGTGGATCGCCGTGTCGCACCCAGCAGTAGTGAGTGCGGCCGAGCCACACCTTGTTGTGCAGGACGCCGTCGATCTCTTTCGGGCCGTACTGGGTACGGTCGCAGTTCGACGCCTCGTTATCGGGGCACCAATCGCCACCGGGGGTCTTCACGTGCAGCGACAACCCATCCGGCCCGGTGCCCCATCCCGATGCGAGATCCGCCAACCAGTCCGCGTTCCACATCGCGCCGACCGGCGCGTCCACCAGCGTGTAGAGGTTCCCGTCGGGCGCCCCCCTGTAGAGCGCATGCGCGAAGATCTGTTTAGGATCGTCGGTTGGGTGGAACGCACAGCCGCAGTGCTCGCAGTGCGTTGGCCAGAGCGGATCATCAGCGCTGATGAGATCGAGCCCGCCACCGGGCTTCGCCTCAGCGCCGGCACCATTCACATCGCCCCGTAGCGTGATGTGGGCACCGATCACGTCATACTTGAGCGCCATCGCGTTGTGGTAGGAATGCTCACCGCGATCGCCACAGGGCCCGGTGCGATGGCGGCGCAGCCACACGCGCTGCTGGTCGCTCAGCTCCAGCCAGAACACGGGAATCGGGGCGGCCATCGTTAGGCCGCCGCCGGGATGATCAGCCCGAGCACGTCGGTGCGGACGAGCGGCGCCGAATCGATCGCGAACCCGTTGTTGGTGTTCGGACCGAGATCGAGCTTGCCGACGAGGCCCGCGTACCCGCGGTTCCCGCCCTGCACGAGTGTCAGCTCCGGGTGCTCGCGCTTGATGAGCTCGAGGTGCTTGCCGTCCCACCCGCGCCGCCGCATGTCCGCCACGTCCGCGCTCGGGTCACCGGCTCCGCGTTTCCCGTAGGCGATCGCACAACCAACGCGCTGGCGCGGCGAGAGGCTGTCGAACGGCACCAGGTACGGCAGCCAGTTGTCGACTGACGCGAAGTCGCGTGGCACCGTCGCTCCGGCGTCGACCCACACCCGCGCGACCCAGATCGCGCACCACGGCACGTCCTCCGTGGCGCCGAACCCCGCCCAGACTTTCAGCTCGTTGACGTACGGCGAGCAATTGCTGCCTAACGGTTGCTCCAGCTCGTCCAGATCGACGTGCATGCGCAGCACGATGTTCTTCTGGAGCTGCGTGCAGTTCGGGTCGGGCAGCCCCTGCCCTTGCGGTCGGAGCCATCGCCCTGGCACCGGCCAGTGGCGCGACGCCAGCTGCAACCGCCGCGGCCGGAGCTCCGGCGCGAGCACGCGAAAGGTCGGGAACGCATGCGCCGTCGTCACTCGGGCTCCCACCGCGGGCCGAACCAGCGGACGGCCCAGTAGTAGAGGAGCGCGCGCGTCGCGCTCACGCCATCCGCGCGCATGCCCTCGTAGAAGACGCGGTCCGCCGTGGCGCGATCGACGCGGCGGTCGTGATAGAGCGCGTCGTGGATGATCGCCGCACGACGATAGCGGCCCTCGTACGGTCCCCCGCCCCACCACAAGAACCGCGGCTTGCTGGCGCCGTCGAATTCCAGCCCTTCGCGCGCGACCCAGCGGATCGACCGGCGGTCCCAGTACGCGAAGTCCTGACAGAGCCGCATCCGGTCCCCGTCGTCACCGAAGAGCCACTCCGTCTTCGGATGGCCGATGAAGTAGCCCCACGGGGTGTTGTGCGGGTCTGGCCACCCCCGCGGCACGGTCGTGCTCTCGGGAACCATGCCGCTGAATCTATGCGATAATCACATAGACACAACGGTATGTTCTTTGGGGCGCCAGTCGGCGATCAGTCGGCTTTCGGCGGCGCCTGCGTGCCTGGCCAGCCCAGCACGCGATTGAGGGGCGTTTCCTCGAGGCGCTCGATCCGTTGGGCGTGGTCGTCGAGCTGCGCGTCGTGCCGCTTGATGTCGCCCTTCGCGCCGTCCAGCTCGCGGGTGAGGCCTCGGTACATCGAATCGATGCCGTCGATCCGGCCGTTCACTCGCTCGAATCCCAAGTCCGAGTTCTTCGTGACGCGGTCTACGACGTTGCTCTGCGCCTCACCCAGCTTGAGAGGGAGCGTCTCCTCGAGAAAGGTCGAAATCTTCGTGATGGCGGCGGTTTGCTTCCCGGCTTCCTCCGTCGATCGCCGTACCTCGCTCATGCTGTGACGATGGAAGCGCCACGCTAGGGTGATCGCCGTGACAACGAGCGTCCCGGCGACTCCGAGCACCCACCTCACGAGCTCAAGATTGGTCGGGTTCATTGCGGTGGCGGTTGGATGGTTAGAATCCCATGTAGGCAATATTCCGAGTCGCCGGATCAATAATCGCCCAATAGCTTTCCCCTTCATCGCGATAGATGACTTGCTCGGTGATCGGACAATAGGCAGGCGCGCCCACCCCCGCCGTCGTGATGGTCGTGACGGCATTATTGGTCGCGGCATCGTAGACCTCAAAGCGACCGTTCCCGGCAGCCATCCAGTATTCGTCCGTCGGCGGGACGTAGGTGCCACCACGACAATTGCTAAATCCGTTCGTCGTGAGCGACGTGGCGACGTTTGTTGATGGATTGATCCACTTGTGAACGTTCGCCGTTGTTGCGGTGACGATGACTTCGTCACTACTCGGCACGTAGAACGGGCAATCCGCCGCGCCCATCGACGTGATGGTCGCCGTGACCGTGTTGCTCGAGCAGGCGATCACCGAGACAGAATTCGATGTGCGGTTCCCGACGTACATCGAGTCATTCGAGGGGCAATAACAGATCCCAATGGGCAGCGTCCCGACTGTTACGGTCGCCACGACTGTGAGCGACGATGTGCTGATGACCGAAACAGAGTTGCTAAAAACGTTGACGACGTAGATGCAGTCGTTCGTCGGGCACCAGGCGATGCCGAGCGGGCCAGTGCCAACGGTTATTTCGGCAATGCGTTGTAGCGTGGTGAGATCGAGGACGTGGACCTTCGTCCCTCCGCCGTTGATGTAGTTGCTGACAAAGAGTTGGAAGTTCGTCGGGTCGTATGCACAGGTCGGCGTTGCATCGGTCGTCGCGCCGTGCGCGGTGCGTTCCTCCGTCGTTTTCAAGACGGGATCAACGAACACCATCAGGCCGGAGTTACGGCGCGCGACCACCATGCGGCGCAACTCGGGAATCCACGGCGATTGGCGGATGCCATCGGCGACGGTGTAATTCGGGTCGAACGTCCCGCCGCCGCCGCCACCAGTGTCGAGCGTGATCTCGTTCGCGTTCTCCGTGACGGTGATGCCGACCCCGCCGGTGATCGTGCGCAGCTCGAGCGCACCGGCCGTCTTTCGCTTGAACACGCCCGCACCAGCCCCGACGTTCGTCAGTCGGTGCTCATCCCACGGAGTCCCACGACGCCCGGTCATTAGCTCTGCCGGTTGACGTGGCCGGTGATCGTGAGCACGTTCGCCACACTCGCCGCGGCTTTCACGATGAGGGAGTTCTGCAGGGGGAGCCCTGGCGAGATGCATTGTGGGCCAGAGTTCGCGGCGATCGTGACGGCTTTGAGCGTTAGGTCATCCGGGTCCGTCGTGCCGCCGTGCCCGATGGTGAGCGTGCGCTCAACCGAGTCGGTATTCGACACCCACAGCCAGATTTCATCGAGGAACGAGGTGCCCGACTGCGCGGTGTGAATGGTCGTGCCGGACCCGATCGCGGTGGCCGCGACCTTGATCGGCTTCCCATCCGTGGACCCTGAGAGTTTCAGCTTCGCGAGTGCCATGCGTTAGGCTCCGTAGAATTGAGCGAGCAAGACCACTTGTTCTTCGTTGATGGTGCCGCCGCCTGCCGACTCTCGGACCCGGGCATCCCCGTCGACCTGGAGCGCGGCCGTGAGCGCAGCGGACGTTGCGCTGCTACCCCCGCTGGCGGCGCCCCACACGAAGCCATCGCCGGTCGCGTTGACCACGACCGCTTTGCCGGCGCTCGGCGTGCCGCTCGCCTTCACCCACACGCCGCTCGCCAACTGGCCCCAGCCCTCGAGCTGGCCCGTTGGTGCGCTTTCGATCCCGAGCAGGCGAGCGCGATTGCTCATGGGAGCGCCGTGTAGGTGAGCTTCATCTTCGCGTAGAGCTCCGCGATCTTATCGGGCGTTAGGTTCGCGACCGCCGCGCCCGATGCGTATACCACATCGCCATGATCGAAGTTGTCAGGCTGACCGGCGCCTGGCGGATAGGCGCCACCGCCGATGATGAGGTCCGTCGTCGCGTCGAACAGCGCCGCCGCACACGCCACAGTGCCTTCGGGTAGTCCGTCAACGGGATCGACGTAAACCTTGAGATTGGTGCCGTCGTGAATGAATCCGACGAGATGCTTCGATCCGTTGGAAATGGTCGTCGTGCCGGTCGCCGTGCGTGTCGGTGTCCCGCCCGAATCCTCGGTAATTTGCGCGAACAGTTTATTCGACCCGTCGACCCCCATCCGATAGACGTAGGGCGAGTTGCCCGTGCCCATGAAGAATTTCGCCAAGCCTCCAAAGGTCGTGACATCGACGTACATGAAGCACGCGGAGCCGGCAGCGTACGATGGGATATTCGCGAGATGGCTAAATGCCGAATACACGAGGTCGAACCCAGCAGGCCGCAAACGCCGTGGGCCAGTCTGCCACGACGGATCGAATCGCGGATCTGACTCGGTGCCCGTCGTGAACCCGAGCGTGAGCGATGGGCCCGATGGCGCCGGGTCTTTCGACGCCACCGACGACCCGCTGCCTTCCGTGAGCTCCCAATAGGCGATGAGTCCATCGGTCGGGATTTCCGGCGTGGCCAGCTCGCCCGACGGCGGCATGAGGATCGAACTGCAATCGACGTAGACGTTGCCTAACGTGGCCGGCGACGCGTCATCGCCCCCGACCGTGACCGGCTCGAGGATGACGTTCTCGACTTGCAACGCCGGGTCCAGGGTGAACCACGCGCCGGTTGACGGCAGGATGACGCCGTCCGCCTCGATGACGGCGTCGATGGGTGCCCACGGCGCCGACTCGATGGTATTGAAGTAGCGCCAGGCGCCCCCATCAAACAGCAACGCGCGCACCGCCACCCGCGAGTCCGCCGGGCCGGCCGACAACACGGGCACCTGGACACGGATGGACTTCACGTTCTTGAAATTGTGCGCCTTGGGCGAGACATCCCATTCCGGCGGTCGCGTCGCTACGGCCGGGACCGGATCGATGACGAGCGCGGGCCCGCCGACAATCGTTAGGCTGAAATTGCCCGGGGCGCCGGTGACCACACCGCCCGGGTCCGGCAACGGGCCGGGCGTGACGGGCGTGCCGCCGCCTGGCGTGCCGCTGCCCGGGGGCGGCGTCGTCGTCGGAGGCGGCGTCGAGGTCGGCGGTGGTGTGGCCGCCGAGCCGGTCGCGCTCGTGATGGTGATGGTGCCCGCGCCACCGACGGAGTCGCGGAGCGTCTCGGTGAGCGTCTTCCGCCGCGACGCGAGGACGAGTGTCGTGCTCGTCTCGACCAGCTTGTCGCGCTCAAGGCCCGCGATGCGCAGCAGCTCCCCATTGGGCACGAGGAGCCCCGCATCGGTGACCCGGAGTTGCGCATGCCGCACGAGCGCATCGTACGGGTACGCGGTGCCATCCAATCGCGTGAAATCGACCGCGCCCACGCGGTACGTGTCGATCGGCAGCACCACCGCCTCGAACGCCTTTTGCACCGCGGCATACAGCTTGTTCGCGTTCCCGAACTCGCTATAGCTCTCCGGCCCCCGCGCATACTGCACGACCATGTACGGGCCGACATGGAGATCGTACCACGCGCCTAACGTGAGCTCGTCGCTCGGCGTCACCGCCTCGACATCGACCCGGCAGGTGATCGGGCTCGTGGGGATGGGGATGTCCTGCAGGATGATGTCCTTGAACGACCCCTGAATGACCGACACGCCGCCAAAGGCATTATCCGGGGTTTGCAGCAGGATCGTCGCGAGCACCACCGGCAGCCCCAGCACGAGCGGGACGGTCTGCAGGAGCGTCACCCGCATCCAGCTCGGCTTTTGCCATGATCGGAACGCGACGCGCACCATCACGCTCATCCGATCCGCACCAGGCGCCCCCGCGACCCCGAACGGAATCCCCTGGATGCCAAGGCCCTTGAAATTGTTGCGCATCCGCATCGTGTACGGCCCGAACATGGCATACGTCGGGTCGCTGTCGCGCACGATCGTCCCGTTGGCCCCCCCGGCGTCGATCCTCGTGAGGGTGAAGCCGTCCGCCACGCTCGACGAGTTCGCGTAGTCGCGGAGAAACGCGTTCGGGTGAAGGTTCCGCTCGCCCGTGAGGTCCGATCGCTCGACGACGCGCGTGATGATGCTGCCGGCATACCGCGCGCGCGCGGCCGGGCTTGAGAGGCTCGTGACCAGGGTGCCGCTCGTATCGGCCCGCAGCTCGACGATGTCGTTCACCGCGAACGATGCGCCCGCGCCACTCGCCATCGTGAGCGTTTGCGCCGTAGCGTCGGAGTCGGTGATGAGCTTGGGCGGGACCGCCGCGCTCGTCGGCTGCAGATAGCGGCCGACGAGTTGGTCGTCCTCGCGGATCATCGGCCCGCCATCGGGGTCCGGGTCCGCCACCGTCAACACGTCGGTTGACTTCGCGGTGATCTTGAAGCCCGTGCGCGCGATCGTGTAGAACCCGCCCGTGATCGGGATCTCCGTGCCCTTCGCCTCGAGATCGGTCGCGACTTCCCGGCCGTCCGATTCGATGCGCGCGTCGATCAGATTCTTCCCGTAGCGCACGTCGGCGATCGGCAGCGGATCGCCGGCCGCATCGGTGCCGCGCTCGACGATGTCGACCAGATAGTTCGTGACGCCGTTCCGGCGGAGCCTCACGATATAGGTGATCTCTGGCGTCGAGACTGCACCGGCACAGAACCGCAGGAACTCGAGCGGCGTGGCGAAGGAGGCGCGCGCGTCCGTGAGCGGCGTGGTTGGGACGATGAGCCCCTTCCCGATCCACGTGTAGCCCTTGTCGATGAGAAACGGCGCGACAAACTCGTCGTAGGCTTCCTCGACGGTGGCTCCGGCGAAGCGGATGACCTGCCGCTGCTCGCCAAAGAGCGTCGGGTCGACGAGCACGCCGGGGAGCGCCAGATCCCACACCATCGGCGCGCAGACGACTTCCCAGCGGCGGCCGGGGCCCTTCCGCTGGCGCGCTGGCTGGATGATGCGCCACTCGTCGAAATCGGTCGCGGGATTGCCCGCATAGTGGACCGACGCCACGCGCCGCTCCCGAACGAGCGTGAGGAGCGGACTGTCCGACGCGAGCTCAAAGGTGAGCGCGTCCTCGTCGGTGTCGCGCTCGACCTCGAGAAGTGAGATAGGATGTTGGTCGATCCCGAGCTGCAGCGAGCCGCTCACGCACCGCGGGTTGTCGCGGATGGCAAGGTGCAGAAACTTCGACGTAGCGGCTGGCACCTAACGCGCGCTCATTAGAGCCAGGTCGGCGCGTACGTAAACAGCCCGGCCGGCGTGCCCGAGACGGCCGTCCGCGCGATCTTCGGCCACACGCTGAAATCGTCCTTGGCGTTCGCGATGTCGATCACCGGCATCGCGCCCGAGAACTTATCGATGATGTTCGTGATGACGCTGCTCACGCTCTTGATGCAGCTCTGCGCGCCGCCGTCGACCTCGATGTAGTCGCTCGCGCCTGGCACGCTGTCCGCTACGGTGAAGCTCGAGACGGCCACGTCATTCCAGTCCGTGATGCTCACGGTCGGCGTGTTCTGGACGCCCGTCAGTCGGACCACGCCTTTCCGCACGCGCCAGCTGCCTAACGGCACCTGCGTGGCCGTTGTGAACGCGAGTGCCGTCGGCGTCACCGCGTACCAGAGCGGGTCGTGGCACTCCAGCGTGAGGTCGACCTTCACGAGTGGCTGCACGAGCTGGTGCGGATAGTTCGGAAAGTCGCACTTGGTGAGCCGGCCGTAGGCAACCTTCGTCGCATCGTGCCCAGTGCGGATCCCGACGAGCCGCTTATGGTGGATCCACCGCAGGAGCACACGCACCGCGGTCTCAAGCGCCGCGACGGACGCCGCTTCCACCGCGCCCTTCACCCGGAATGAGCGCGCTGCGACGATCGGCTCATCGCTTTCGAGCACGGTCCCTTCCACGCCCGGGATCGCAACGGTCGCGTACGAAATGTCGGGAGGCGGCAGTACACCATCCCACTCCGAGACGGTGACGCCGAAGCTCGCCACATCCACGTCACTCAGCAGGAGGTCAGCCATGGCCTAACACCTCCTTGCCGTTGATGTAGACGTACAGGACGGTGCCGTCGTGCACCATGGCGATGACCATCGACGTGCCGGCAGGTACGATCGGCGGGATGACTAGCACGTGATCGCCGTTCATTGGATGCTCAGCGTGGTGCTACCGCGCGCCGCGTCCTGGCGAGCGAGACGGTCGAAGAGCCCTTCGTCGATGCGCTCCATGAAGCGCTCCAGCGCGGCGTCCGCGATCTCCTGCCCTTTCGCCTTCGCGTCGGGCACATCGGCGGCGACCACCACGTCGAATGTGATCTGCCCGATGAGCGGGCCGTGCGTGCCGGTGCTCGGCGGAGCGGTGCTTCCGGTCGATCCCGCGCCGAACGCGGACACAAAACCCGGGCTGGCGGTCGTGGCAGTCTGGGCGAACGCACTGGCAGCTGGTGACGGCGCGATCGCCGCGGGTGCCGCCGTCGGACCGCCTAACGCTCCCCCTAACGGGAACTGGCCGGCGCGGAACGCGTCCAGCAGTTTCGGGAGCGTCGCCGTATCCTGCCGGATTTCGCGGAACACGATGAGCGCGGTCCGCCCGTAGTCGGCCAACCGATCGCCCGCCTCGCGCGAGATCGCCTGGAACCCACTCGACACCACGGCACCATTACTCGGGCCTGGAGCGGCGCTGGTGCTCCCCGCAAGGGCGCTGGCGGCTTCGGCGGTCTTTCGCTCCTTCTCCAACCGCTGCACTTCCAGCAGCTGCTTGAAGACCGGCGAGTCTTCGCCGAACTGTTTCGCGAACTGCTCGCGCTCCTGCGCCTGCTGCAGATCGAGCCGTCGCGCATCGGCGTCGGCGGTTCGGCCCTCCGCCTGGAGCTTCCGTATCTCGAGATCGGCCAGCGCGTTGGCGGCGGCAGCAGCAGCCTCGCGAGCGCGCGTGGCGGCTTCCAGCGCCTGCGTCTCCTTCACCAGCGACTCGATGCCGAGCTCGCGCGCGTCGCGCAGCTCCTTCTCGTTGGCGAGCTGGATCCGCATGGCGTCGGCCTCCTGCGTGCGGCCCTGCGCGAGCAGTGCGCGCACCTGGAACTCGCCCGCGGCGTCAGCTTTCTGCTGCGCCTGCGCCTTGGCGAACGCCTCGGCCTCCAGCGCCTGCACGTATCGGAGCGTGGCGATCTCCGCCGCCGAGGTGCCGGCTGCGACGGCGTCGTTGAGTTCCTTCTCCTGTGCGAGCTTGAACCGGAGCGCGTCGGCTTCCTGCGTCTGGCCAGCCGCCGTGAGCCGACGCGCCTCGAGATCGCCAGCGCGCTGCTTCGCCTCCTGCGCGATCTGATCGAGCGAGCGATTGAGCTCGCCCTCGATGACGGCGGCGAGTCGCTTGAACAGCTCCTCGCTGATGGTGCCGGCCTGATAGAGCTTTTGCGCTTCGAACAGCGCGGCGGCGGCCGTCTCCCTGGCAGCGATCCCCTGCGCCTCGTCGCCCCGCCCGCCTAACAACGCTTCGCGTGCGCCAACGTTGGCCCCGATGCTGGCCGCGGCGCGCGCCACCTCGTCGTTGAGGGCCTTGAGCTTGAGGTTGTAGAGTTCCGTCACCCTGGCAGCGTCGGAGCCCGCCGCGGCGGCGTTGCGGAGGTTCTCGGCGTACTCCTTTTCCAGCGCGGCCCGCGCGTTGAGGTCGCTCTTCCCGGTGAGGGCGTTGATCTGCGCCTCGATGCCGTCGGTGAACTCCTTCGCCAGCCGAGCGGCATTGGCTTTCGTCGCGGTGTCGATCTCCTCGAGTTGCTGGTTACGGACCTTCTCGTTTTTCTTGCCCGAGAGCGCCACGTTGGCTTCTTTCCGGAGCTCGTCCCGCGCCTGCTGATTCGCGCGCAACGCGTCGGCGAGCCCCGAGCCGGTGCCGAACGCCGTCGCCACGAAGCTGTCGAGGTTGCGCGCGAACTCCTTCTGCGCCTCAGCCATTGCCTTCGCCGCGGCCTTCGCTTTCTTGTCGAACCCCGCGAGCGAGAGCGCGGCGCCGGCCAGTGCCCCGACCGGGCCGAACGCGGCGAAGCCTAACGCCGCCCCGCCGTATTTCGCCTGGTCGCGGCTCTTGGCGAGGGTGTTGCCGAAGCCCGTGATGATGGAGGCGACGAATCCCACGGCGCCGGCCACCTGGCCCGCCGCCCCGAGCTTCGATGCAGCGGTCCCGTACCCGGGCGAAGTGGGCGCGATCTTCGTCAGGCCGTCTTCGCTCACCCCGCCGACCTGCGCGCGGATCGTGTCGCGCAGCTTCGTCACGAGCTTCGCGGCGGCCAGTTGCGCCAGCATCTGGAGGAAGAGCAGCCGGATGCTGTTGAACAGATCGCGAAACGAGCGGATACCCTGCGTGAAGACGTTGAGGAAGAACTGCGCCGCCGACTCCTGCATGCCGCGGAACACGTTCTCGACGATGAGTTTCATCTCCTGCGCCCGCGCCTGAATGCGGGCCGCGATGTCCCCCTCCTCGGCGTCGTTCGCCTGCGCAAAGGCGCTCTTGGGCGGGGTGGACGGGAGCGTCGCCTTGAGCTGTCGGTTCTGCGCCTCGGCCTGGAGTCGGGCGAGGTCCTTTGTCTTCCGCGTCTGCTCGTCGAGGGCGTCGGCGAGCTTGTAGCGCGCGTTCATCTCTTTCGTCACGATCGCCGCGGCGTCGAACGACAGCCCGTTGATCGCCTCCCCGATCTCCGTCGCGCGCTCGGCCTCCTTGACGTAGTTCTCGATCGCGCGCAGCTCGTTCCCTAACGCGAGCGCGTAGCCACCAGAGGCCCCAGCCGCGGCGCGCGCCCGCGTCTCCGCGTTCTGATACGCCGTGGTGAGCGTCTTGAGCCCAGCGCCGTCGCGCTGTGCCTGACGCACGGCCTGCCCCACCGTCGCCCACGCGTCGGCTTCCTTCTCGAGGCGGTCGTTCTGGATCTCGATTGCCTTCGTGACGAGCTCCGTCTCGGTGGTGACCGCACGCTTCCGGAGCGCCGTCTCGGCAGCGATAAGGAGGAAGGCCTGCGCCTCCTTGTTGCCACCGGCGAGCGCTTTCGTGAAATCCCTCTCGACGGTGATAGCTTTGCCGCGGGCTTGCGCCGCCTCTTCGGACTTCTTCACATACTCGCCGTAGAGACGTTTCCCCTCCTCGAGCGCGGCGTTCTCATCGGACTGCACGTTCTGCACGCGCTCCAGTGCCTTGGGCCCACTGCGGCGGAGCGCCTCGAGCTGCTGCTGCTGCCGGATCTGATCGGCCGCGGCCTCGTTGAGCACACTGGCGCGCGCGCTGTCGGACGCCTGCTTCTGCTTCTTGATCTCGTCCGAGAGCTCGCGGAGCGCCTCCTTCTGCTGCTTCGTGCGCTGGTACCACGTGTAGAGCGCCACGGCGATGGCGCCGATCGCGATGAGGAGGAGCCCGATGCCGGTCGAGGCGATGGCCGCCTTGAGCCCATTGACCGCGGCGGTGAGGCCTAACGTGGACGCGACGCCCGCCCAGTTCCCCGCCGCGAGCGCAAGCACCGCCACCCGGGCGATCGCCATGCCGGCGGTGAGGAGTGTCAGGTTCCGATACAGCAGGAATACGACCCCGGCGTAGATCGCGAAGTTGGCGAGGAGGTCGACGTTATGCGCGAGCAGGATGATCGTGCGCGCCAGCAGCGCACTGGCACCCGTCGCGCGGTCCGACCAGCCGACGTACCGCTGGATGTAGTTGCCCAGAACCGTAAAGCTCTGGCCGATCGTGAGCGGGACGCTCTTGAATTCCCGGTTGAGCGCGTCGGCCTGGCTGAGAATCGCTTTCGCGACGGCTTCGCCAGTGAGCTTCCCCTGCGAGCCTAACGTGCGGAGCTGGCCCACCGTGACGCCCATGCCGTCGGCGACTGCCTTGGCGAGGCGCGGCGCATTTTCAAGCACGGACCGCAGCTCGTCGCCGCTGAGGCGCGCGGAGCTGAACGCCTGCCCGAGCTGGAGCGTCGCCGCCGTCGCCTCCCCGGTGCTCGCACCGGAGATCTGCAGGGCTTGGCCGACGGCCTGCGTCAGTGTGACGACCTGCCGCTGGCTGATCCCGAGCTCACCGGACGATCGCGCGACCTTCGAATAGAGATCGGCCGTCGCCGCGTAGCTCGTGCGCGTCGCGTTGGCGACCTCGAACAGCTTCGCCTCGACGGCGCGCAGCTCGTCGGTCGACTTCGTCGTGAGCTTGATGCGCCCTTCGACGAGCCGGTAGCCGTCGGCGTAGTCGATGAGTTGCTTGACGCCGAGCCCGATCCCCGCGAACGCGAGCCACTGCTTGGCGACCGCCCATGCGCTCTGCATCGTCCGCTGGAGCGCGGAGACCTGGGCGCTGAGCTGCTTGACACCGTTGGCCCCTTGCTGTGCACCAGTCTGCACGGCACCGAGGATCTGGCCGAGCAGTTGGTTCGACTGCGAGACCGCCGCGACGGTCTGCTGTGCTGCGGCCTTGATCTCCTCGAGCGTGCGGACGACCAGCTGGCCGCCCGCTTGGGCCGGCCCAGCGTTGATCGCAATATTGAGCGTGTAGGTGCTCAGGGCGCGCGCTCCGGCCGAGGCATGCCGGGGAATCTATGCGATTATCACATATACTCAACGCCCGAGATGGAAACAACGAGCGGCGGCGCCCCGCTCGGGACGCCGCCGCACCTTCGTGGGACAGCTGCTACGCGGTCTGCAGCGCGGGCTGAGCCCCTAGCGTCGGGTTAACCGTGGTCTTGGTCCACATCGGCGCCGCAGTAAGCTGCCAATGCGCGGAACCCGAAATTGAAAGGATCAGCGATGCGGGGACTTCTTCCCCGTGTGTGCGCAAACTGGTGATGTAGGCGCACCGCGCTGCCTCAAGCGATTGGAGGGCTTCCGAATGATCAGCCCCGTAGCCAACGCAACCCGGTAGGTCCGGATGCTTTGCCACCACGCACCCCGTTCCATCGGGATACGCGTCATCGCGCGTTTCCACCCTGTATCCCCCGAGTACAAACATGCCCGGTATGATCGGCTGTTGAGCCGCCCCAAGGATGCCGGAGGTAGTCATGTATCACTCTCAGCTGAAAGAATTGGAATCATCGTGCTCGCAATCTCTTGCAAATAGCCCACCGGAACGAAAGGCGTTCCCGCAACGAGCGTCCAACGACACCATCCCTTCCGGTAGAACAACAGAACGGTCCGGTAATCGGCAGCCGTCTCCTCTGTATACCCGATATCGTGAAGGAGTTGCCGCACCGCCTCCGTCGTAGCTCCGGCTGGATCGGATTGCCACGCCGTCAGCGTATTGATAGCAGACGCGTAACGGCTCACTTCGGTAAGTCGGGCGGTGAAACGTCGGCTTGGGTAGCGCCAGCGATGACCTCGAATGTCGCGCCTGACTTGCGGTCGCCGTTGAGAAAGATATCGACGCTGTACCGACCGGCCTTCCGGAATGGAAGTCCGGCGAAGGCAATCACTTGCGGACTGCGAACCATATCACCGGGCTTGGCCTGCCCCTCTATCTTTGCGTCAGCTTCGGTCTCGAGGACCTTCCCCCCATCAGCATCGGCAAGTCGAATCGCAAGCTTGAATGGCCGGCCCAACTCGGCCGGGAATAGCTCCAGTTCGAACGCCAGATAAAAGAGCGGGTGCATGGCCGGAAGGGACTGAACCCCAATCCGGTCAAAAATGCCCATCATGCTTAACTTTCCCTCTCGCGAAACTGTCGCGTAGTCGCACAGATGGGCAAATGTCACGTTCACAGGTCGTCGGTCCCGTTTGAATGTGAGAGACACACAATCCTACGGCGCGCGGTACGACAGTGCAAACTTACCCGGCGAACCGACTGTCTCTCAGCTGGATGGGCTCCACCGGTGACCGCAGTGGCCGCACGCGTTCTCGACCTTCCCCGCGCCCACGGCGCCTAACAGCACGCCACCCGCGGTCAGGGCGCCTAAAGCGGCCTTCCCGGCACTGAACCCGCGGCGTCCGACGCCGACCGATTCGGATCCGCATTTCGGGCAGATGAGCGACTCGCCAGCATTACGCGTGAGCGCCTCGTTCTCCAGTGCGCGCCGACGCAGTTCCTGAGTAACTCGGATGTCCTGGAGGGAACCGACGGCGCGCTGTGATCGCTCGAGGAGTCGCGCGCTATGGGCTTTCCCGCTCCGTGTCGTAAAGCGCCAGACGAAATAGCCCGCGAGCACCCCGCCCGCGAAGATCGCCAACCATGCCCACATACATCGCTCCCGGATGAGCTTCCCGGGAAGGCTGGCGCCGCCCGCGCGGTTGCGCAAGCGGCCGGATGCACCGGAGCGCGTAGTACCTGGATCAGGGTGGCCCGCTTAACGGCGGACCCTTTCGCCAGACTTGCTCACTCCGGCACTACCCTTCCGGCGATCCGAGTCGTTTCTGCGCGTGCCCACCATCCGACCCGGGCGCGCCGTGGAGCTCCGAGAACGCCTGGAAGAATCCGCTGTCCTGCGCGCGCATATAGTCGAAGAATTCCGCGAGATCCTCGTCACTCTCCGCGAAGCCGAACGCGTGCGCGTACGCCAGCATTTCACTCACCGCGAGCCCCATGGGCAGCGCACCCGCCATACCCGCCGCGTAGTGGCGCCCCGCGTGGAGCACGTCCCACGCGTCCCAGTAGGGCTGCAGCGGCTCCGGAATCGAGAGTACCGCTTCCACACCTTCCGGAATGGCCAGACCCTTTCGCAGCGCACGCTCGGCGATCTCGAGCGCGCTCGCCATCCCGCCGTAGCGAAAGAGCGCTAAGCGGGTCGCCGTGAGTTTCCCGCGATACCGGCGAGCGCGGTGGCCCGGTACGTCTCGTCCATCCCCGCCGCCGCAAGCACATCGCGACGGAACGGCGGGAGCGCCTTGAAAATCTCCTCCTTGTTCTCGCGCGATGGGACGAGGACCTCGCCAAACGCATCGGTCACGCCCTCCCAGTCGACCAACACCTCGACGGCGTCGGCGATCTCCTTTGCATCCTGCTCGGCCGGATCGAGGACGAACCCGCGCGCGGCATACTTCGCCCGGTCCTTCCGCAGCGTCTCGGCGTTCTTCTTCCGCACGCGCGTCGAGTGGACCGACCGGACCTTGACGCGGATGCCGTCGCCGAGATCCACCCACGCGCCTGATTCGATCGCCTCTTCCGATTGCGCGTAGCGGTCCCAGAGCGCCGGCACTGGGCGCGGGTTGTCGGGCTGCGTGGTCGCGATCTCCTGACGGGCGAGCGGGTTCACGGTGGTGTTCGATGTGTCGCCTTCCATAACGAGTCTCTCCGGTAAACGCGGATGCCCCTCCCCGGGCGTCATGCCGGCTCTCGCGAGCCGCGCCCGGTTTGGGGCTGTGAGTCCCCCTCCGCTCCGCTCCCCGACGACGGCATGAACGCCGCCGAGGCCATGCCTAACGACTCCTAACGTGCCCTAACGTGCCCTAACGTGCATGGATCGGGTAACCGGTCTTGCAGAGCACCCACGCCACCGCGCCAGGCTCAGTATCTATGAGAGTGTGCTGGTGCAGCGCAGGTGATGGAGTTTCCGGTTACCCTCCTGTGAGCTGCCGATTAGCTGCCGATCGATTCGAACTGGGTGACGCTCGCCGTGTAGAGCAGCGTCGGGTCGCGCTTGGCACGAAAGTCGAGCGTGACCTTCACGTCTTCGTTGCGCCCCGGGACAGCCGGCGAGCCCGACCCGTATTTCACGTTCGGGAAGTCGAACAGCAGGCCATGGTGATCGCCGTCGATCACCGCTTGCATGAGCTGCGTCTCCGACTGCGAGAGCAGTTTGTCGAGCAACGCCTTGCTCGCGAAGTAGGTCTCGACCTTCCCTGAGACCTCGAACGTGCCGAGGTTCACGACGACGTAGTTGAGCGTGCCGATGCCCGGGCCCTGACGGACGTTGTTGTTGATCTGGAAATCCATCCCGAGCACGAAGTTCGGCCCGGCCAGAATCGACGAGCCGCCCTCCATGAGCTCCACGACGTTGCTCGACGTGTTCATCACGTCGTCGCTCGAGATCGTCGTGCGGGTGGCGCCCGAGGCTTCCGTCTCCGTCAGCGTGTGCACCGCCGACAGCACCGAGAAGCCGATCTCCATGATCGCCTGCGGCTTGGCGCTCACGGACATCTTGTCCATGATCGACCCGGTGAAGTACTCATACGTGACCGCGTCGGTATCGAGGAACGCGCGCTCGATCGTGAACGACGTGCGTGTCGTTCCATTCTTGAGGAACTTCCCGCCGTAGACGTGGATCGTCTTCGACGCACCGGCGTCGGTCGTCCACCCCGCCGGTCGGATGTCACACGTGATCGCCGCGGCGGCGATGGCACTGATCCGGAGGAACCCGCCGGGAATCCCCGCGAACTTGTTGCCCGCCGCGGTGCCGAACGCGTCGGCGGTGCCCGGCGCGTACAACCACTGGCCCACGGTGAGTCCGAGCGTCGTTAGGTCCAGCACCGTCGAGGCGAGGCCCGTGGTCGTGGCGGTGACATCGCCCGATGCGCCCGCGAAGCCGATCACCTGGAGCCGCGCCGTCACAGGCGGTGAGGCTTCGGTGGTTCCGCCGGAGACGACGACCGCCGTGCCACTCGACGTGGCCGCCGCGCGGAAGATTCGGTTGTTGCCGGCGTTGGTGAATCCGGTCGCTCGGACGAGCATGCCCTCGGCGAACGCCTCGCCGGTGACCGCGAGGACCGTGTACTGGGAGCTCGACACCGCGGTGATCTGCCCGGCGAAGGCATTCCACCGACGCGGCCCGCCGACCCACGCGTTGGCGTACGCGCCGGCCATCTGCTCTTCGTACGCATCGTGAATCAGCTCGCCGCCGACATCGCCCGCGACATCCTTGCCGACGAGGATGAAATCGGCGATCTCGCGCGAGGAGATGATCTCCTCGGAGACGACGGACTTGGGCGTCCCACCCAGTCCCTGCGACTTGTTGCGCCAGAGCCGGAAGAGCGGGCTCGCGGGCGTCGTCTTGAACGTCACCTCGGGGACGTAGGCGAGTCGGACGCGATCGGTGGTGGCTTGTGCCATGGGTCAGTCCCTCGTTAGGTGTTCGGTGAGCGCGGTGAGAACGCGGGTTGAACGGTGCGTTAGGCGGACGTGTCGAGCACGTCGGCCCACCACGTGATCGTGACGGGGACGTGGAACCACTCGCTGCCGGGCTTCCCGGTTTCTTTCACGGCCTTCGTGATCCGCACGCGCTGGTCGCTGTACGTGAGCTCGTGCCCGGGCGGGAACGCGGCCACGATGGCGCCGCCGAGCGTCGAGGCCGGCACAGTGCCGTCACCCGCCGGGAAGTACAGATCGACGGCCGCCGTCCCGCGGTAGCGGAGGAGCCGCGGCTGCCGGCCGATGTTCATCTGCGTCGGCTCACCCATCACCAGGCGGAAGCGGAAGTGCGTCGTCTGCGCCGGCGGCGTGAACGGCCGGTTTTCCCAGCCCTGATGCGCCGGGTTGGTGGGGAAGCCACTCACCCCGAGCAGCGCGGTCACGAGGGCGCTCCGCACCTTGCCTTCGAAGGCCGCGACATCGGTCGAGAGCGGCACTAGACCAGCTCCTGTCGGATCACGCGCTCGGCCGCGGCGGTGGCGATCGGCTCCCACTGGGCAACGGCAAGCCGCACCATGCCCTCGGGTGCCTGCCCCGACAGCCCGTTCTCCAGGTTCTCGATGTAGGGCGCGCTGTTCGTCAGCCCGACCTCGGCGAAGAGCGGCGCGCCGAGGACACTCTGGTGGATCGCGCCTAACGTTGCGTCGCCTGCGGGGTCGACGTGCGATGGCAGGAAGGGCGGCGGTCCACCGTTCCCATCGATCGACGCGCCCCAGTGCCCGCGTGCCGCACCGCTCGCGACTGGCGTGCCGGGCGAATACGAGCCGCCGATGACGATCTCCCGCGCGAGGTCGTTCGTCGCCTCCTTGGCGATGCGGTCGACCGCGTGGAGCACCTGGCTCCCCGCGCGCGCAAGCTCCTCGATGAAGGCGTTGAGGTCGTCAGCCATCGCCTAACGCCCTCCTGTCGCGTCGCAGGTGTACAGCACCGGCGTGACGCCGTCCGGCCGAAGCGTGTCGACTGGGCCGATGACGATCTGGCGACCGCCACTCATCGTGACGAGGTCGTTCGGCTCGGGCGCGATCCCGTCCGGCAGCTCCGCCGCGGCGATAAGAACCTGCTCGGCCATGCCAGTCGCCGTGCTCCCCGGCTCGAACCGACGTGGCTTCTTCGGCAACACGACCCCGTACGCCGCGTAGCTCGTCGGCGTGCGCGTCGACGGCGTCGTCGTGTCCGTGATGGGAGCGAGTATGCCCGTCGCACGCTTCGTAAGCGTGAGGTTCGGGCTCGTGAGCTCGAGCGCCTCGCGGAGGTTCGTCTGCGCCATCTCGCGCATCTCGGCGGAATTCATACGGCGCTACTCATACGTCGCCGCTCACGGAGCACCCGCTCCACCGGTCAGGTTGGAGTAGTTCGACTCCACGAACACGTCAGGCACCGAGAGGATCGAGAAGAACGGGTCGATCGGGTCGTCGCTCAGGCCGAGGCGGAGGAGCGGCGCAACCAGCCCGTCGACCGCCTGGAGGACCTTCCCGACCGGCGCATTCTTGAAGTAGCTCGTCGAGATGGGCCCAACCGTCTGCGACGCGATCTGCCCGCCGCGCGTGAGATCCGGGAAGAGGTTCTCGCCGGCCGCGGCGCGAGGCGCGAGCACGCACACGGCGTCAACGACTTGCCACGGCACCGCGTCGTCAGGCAGCGCCTCGGCACCGTCGCGTTCCTGCGCCCCGGTGCGCGGCCATGGCATGCGCTGCGCGGCCGTCTTCTTCGATCCGCGCCAGCGATAGCCGGGATGCGAGCGGACGTAGTCGCTCGCCTTTACAATCGCCGCTTGCTTCTGTTCCTCCTCGGTCGCGCCGGAGGGAATGTCGGCGATCGCATCCCACGTGGCGTTGCCACCGCGGTCGGCCCAGAACGCATCGACCGTCGCCACGGCAACAAGCGCGGTGGCGTTGGCTAACCCGGAACCGTCTTCGACGGTAAACGCCACGCGCGGACTCCTGGATGCAGGGTGACGCGGGCGCTAGCGCTTCCGCTTCGGTGGGCGCGGTGTGCCCTGCCCCGCGGACGGCGACGCGTCCTCAGACGGGGACGTGCTGGGCGCATTCGTCTCGGGGTCATCGCTGACCCCGCTGGGCGGGGTTGTAGAATCCTCGTTAGGCTCCTCGTCCCCAGCACCTCCGAGCCCGACCCGCAGTCCCAACTCGGTCGGTCGGAGTTCGAACGGCGGCAATGCTTCGCCGATGCCGTCGCCGCTGATCGCAGCGCTCCCGTCATACGCGGCGAGTTGTGCGGTGATCGCGTCGATGACTTCGGCGCGCTGTCGCTCAGATCCCTCGATATCACGCGCGAGCCCAAGCATCAGCTTTGCACCCGCGAGGTGCTCAGGATTCACGAAATGCTCAGCGAGGATCCGGCGAATGGCCGGCGCCTCGTAAGCGAGCAGTGCAACCGCGGCCTCGCGGGCTAAGCGGCCATCATCGGTCGATGGCGTCTCGGTGGAGCTGCTGCCGACTGGCGGCTGAGTCGCGGTCGACTCGTCGGTCGTGGCTTTCGCCGGATGCGCGATCCACCGCCAGTCGAACAGCTGCCGCACGCGGCGTGCATTGACGCCGCTGACATCGACCACCGCACCAGCATGGTACGCCGTCCCGCCTAGCGTGAGGCCTTCCCGCCGAGCCACGAAGGGCCCGGCGGGATCGAAAGGCGGGAAGACCCGGCCGCGTCGCACGCTTGCGTTACGCGACGGCGCTGGCGAAGAACACGCCGAGGTCGGCCGACACGAGCTTCTGGTCGTACGCGGCCTCGATCTCGGTGCGGTCGCTCTTGAGCTCCGGCATCCGGTACTGGCTGACTTCCGTGCCGAGCTCGCCCGCGCTGCCCTGGTAGCCCGTCCACACGAACGTGTAGCCAGCTGCTGGGACGAAGAGCCCCGGGGCCGGTGGGCGGTACGTGAGCATCGCGTGCTTGCCGCCGATGAAGGCGAACGTGTTGGTCGCGCCTTCGTTCGAAGTCGTCTGAATGCCGTTCATGACATTCACCTCGTCGACTTCGAACAGCTGCGCGAGGATCTGCTCGTTCGCCATCGCCGGCTGGCCAGGCGTCTGGCCGTACTTGATGCGGTCGATGATGTCGGGGTGATCGAGCAGCGCGTCGTAGACCGCGCGGCCGAGCGTGAGGATGTTGAGTTCGTACCCGGTGAGCTCGCGGGCCGCGCGCTTCCGCGCACGGATGTCCTCGATCGGATTCGACGCCGCGTCGTTCCACTGGAGGAACTGCGGGCCACTCGGGCTCGACGCGACGCCGGTGTATTCGGTCGTCCAGACGCCCGTCTTGAACCAGTTGGTGACGAACTCCGTCTCCTGGTTCAGGAGCGCCTGCTGACCGAGGAACAGCGACGCCTCACGGTCCGGGCCGAGCAGCGGCTGGTCGTAGTTGGCGCGGTCCTGGTCAGCGATGTCCTTGGCGAGCGCCCACACGTCGGCGTAGTACGTCGGCGTGTTGTCGATCGCGTAGTGGACACGTGCCGCTTCGGTGCCCGGCGCCCGCTTCTTCATCTGGTTCCGGAAGAAGAAGCCGCGGTCATACACGGCGTACCGGTCGCTCTGCTTGAGGACAGGAACGCGCTGGAAGACGCGCGGTGCGACGAACGCTCGCGCATCCTGCAAGAAGCCGATCGTGATGTTCGTCAGCAGGCGGTCGACGTGGATCTGACCGCGGGTCGGGGCGAACGGCATAGCTGGCGTCTCCTGAGCGAAACCGGGATGGAAGAAGTCGGGAGGGTGAGCGCCGTCCGCCGTTAGGCGGCAGTCGTGGGCACAGCGCCGACGGGACAGACCAGCATCTCGATGACCGAGAGGTCACCCGCGGCGGCCGTGAGATTGAAACCGAGCACGTTGGAGCCGAGAAGCGGATCCACCGCGGCGCCCGCATCGGACGTATCGGTGCGGCCCTTGACGGCGGCCTGCACCTTGCCCGCCGAGTCGGCCTTGAGCGTCGTGAACGGCGTGGCGATCGCCGCGCCGGCCACCACGCAGGCGACATAGCCCGGGGTCGCGAGCGTGATGGCGCCACCGCTGGCCGCGCCGACGATGATCGGAAAGCCCATCTCACCGGTGCTGGCGAGCACCCAGACACCGCTCGAATTCATCTTCGCGATGTAGCCGGCCTTGGCGCTGAGGTCCTCGCCGGCCACGCCTGCGAGCGTCGATCGGGTGTTGCCGCCTTCGGTTGCCATAGGATCGGTCCTCGCCTAACGCGGTGACAGGAGAAACGCGAGTTGGAACACGGGGAACGCGAGGTCGGACCGGGACTCAGCTCTGCGGACGGATCTCGTTCTCCGCGCGGTAGCGCGTGTAGAGCGACGGATCCGCCTTGACGACCACGTCGAACGCCTGCTCCTTCGTGATCTTCTGGTCCTTGGCCACCTGGGCGGCCTTCGACTCGATCTCGGCAAGCGCACTGCCGCTCATCGCGACATCGCGGCCGGCGGGCACGAACAGGCGGGCGCTCTGCGTCGCGGCGTTCCCGGCCTTCGCGATCTTCTCGAACTCGGCGCGCTCTTCCGGGCTGGCCTTCGCGAGGAGGCTCGCGATCGGCTTGGCATCGCCCGGCAGCTCGCCGAGCAGCTCCTGCGCCTTCGCGATGTTCGTCTGCTCGCTCTGCGCCTTCTCGAGCGTGGCGACCTTGGCCTCGGCGGCGTCAGCGCGCTCGTTCGCCTTCGTGATGTCGGCCTGCGCTTTCGTGATCGCCGTGGTGAACTCGGTCCGGACCGCGCCGACCGCGTCGCCGATCGCCTTGTTGATCGCTTCCTGATCCATCGCGGCATCTCCCGAGTTGTCGGCCTTGGTCATGGCGCCGCACTTGGCGCACTTGCCCTTCTCGATCATCCCACCACAGCCCGCCTTCGCGCAGCGCGCCGCCATCTTCTCGGCCACGGCATCGGCGATCGCGGCTACGTCGACCGCAGCCGCACCATTCCCATCCCCGTTGTCGGCGCCACCATCGGTGACCGGTTCGGCGAGCGCGGCCTCGGCGTCGCCAAAACCCTTCGCGACCGCGGCCCTCTGGGCGTCGGTCGTGGCCATGGCGAGGACCGCGTGCTTGAGGCCACCGAGGAACTTCACGATCGGGTTTCTCATGGAGCGCTCCGCGGAGGCGGGACCGGGGTCGGCGTCGGATTTGACGATGAGCACGTCCGCCCGCTGGTTCGCGCCGCGCGGGACCAGCGACACCTCACGGAGGCGGAGCCGCCGGAGGAACGTCGGAGTCGAGGCGTCGCTCGGCATCGCATCGAGCCTTACGACAGGCCCATGGGGCGCTCGGCGAGGGCGGCTGGTGTCTTCACGTCGCGCAACTTATGCGATTATCACATAGAGTCAAGCGTCGTGCCACGGAACCCGGACGAATCTACCCCGCTCGAGCTATGCTCAAACCGGTACGCGGTCCGCCTTCCCGCCGATCGAAAACATGCGGAGCTCGCCCGCTTTCACGCGCGCCCACACCTCGTCACTCGTGACATGGAAGGTCACGAGCCAGCCGAGTGGCGTGTCCCCCGGCAGGCCTAACGCCGCCTTGAGCTCGGGCGTCACCACCATGGACTCGACGATCCGGCCAGCGACAATGGGCTCGCCGTCCGCGTCGCGCAGATGCACAATCCCACCGTCGGCATACTCCACCATGAAACGGTGCGCGGCCTGCTCGAGCTCGCGGATATCGACGATGTCATTCTGTCGATCGACCAGCGGCGTGCCGTCGGGCTCCGTGCAGACGAGCGCCCATCCGGTAACGAGCCGTTGCTCGTCTTCCGACTTTTCGATATCCGAAATCCCGAGTCTGGCGTCGAGCGCTTTCTGGATGTGCTCAGGTACGTCGGTCGGTGCCCATTCCTTCCAGAGCGCCTCGGACGCGAGATCGTAGACCTCGGCGTCGAGGTGCGTGTCCCCTCGGAGCCGCGCTGCGGTCGCCTCATGATGGCCCTGCTGGATGAGCACGCGTCCGCTCGGATCACGCATCAGGCGCGCGGGTTGCGCATCGGCCTCGTCCCTGCCGTCGATCCACCGTGCGACGCCAGCGCGGTGCACGAGTGCTTGCGTGGCGTGGAGCTCCGACAGCGGCACCGACTCGACCGTCGGGCGGGCACGCATCGAAATCGCACGTCCATACGCCCGCTCATGCTCGAACCGCTGATGCAGCGGGAATGGCACCGCCACGTAATGCCCCGCATCGTCCGCCGACGGCAACACGGCGAGCGTCTGGTGCGCTCGCGCCGACGCCGAGCCTGCCCACCGACCACCACGCGGCAGACCGCCCGGCACGCGGTGTTGCGCGGGGCGGAATTTGGCCACGAGCCAGGCACCGACGGAGCGTGTCAACGACTTCTCGGCTGACTCCTCGAGCGCGTCGCCGTCGATTGTCGGGAACGCAACGCGAAGTCGGCACCGACATCCGAGTCCGTCGGGCGTCCCCCAGACCGGTCCGTGCTGACCCTGAAAGAGCGCGTCGTACGGAATGGTGCGGCCGTGGAGCGCGGCGTGGGCGTGACGCACCCGCTCATCCTCGGCGGTCACCCACTCTTTCGTCACGAGGTAGCGACTGCCACCGTCGCGGACATAGGACTCCATCATCCCATCCCACTCCGCGCGGTCCCGGCGTGCCTCTTCCACTACGTCGGCGTACTGGTGCTCGACGTTGTGGTAATGCCGCTCGAGGCGTCGGCGGTACGTCGCCGCGAGTGTGTCGATGAGCGTCGGCGGCGGCGGCTCGTCCTCGCGCCGCATGCGCTGCAGCTGGCGATCCCGTCGCTCGTCGCGCAGAACGCGATCGAACACCGTGGCGCGCCCGGCGCGGAGATCTGCGGCGTAGCGGTCGGCGGCGGACTGCGCGCGCCGCTGGCCGGCGGCTGTGAGCCATTGCAACCCGCGCCGGAGCGGCGGGCTTGGGACCTTCGTCTCGCGCTTGCCAACAACACGGTCAACCAGCTCGCCCCACGTCGACCGCCCGACGCCACGCGGCAGAATCGGACCCTCAACGCAAAACGCGGCGTGCCCGCCGGCCTGCTGCGTGCCTAACGCGTCGTGCTCGGCGTGCGGGACGCTTCGCTTCGGAATGGCAACCACGGCCAACGGAACGCCGCCTAACGCAGTCCCGATGCGCTCGGCCCAGTAGGCGACGCCGCCCCGGTCGGTGAAGAACGAGCGCCCGACCGACTGCGCCTCGTCCACACCACCGGTGATGGTCCGCTCACAATCGTCGGGCGCGAAGCCCTCAGTCAGGATCGCGTCGGCGTTGGCCGCGCTGGTGACGTGGTACAGCCACTCGTCCGACGTGTCCGCGAGAGACTCGGCATCAGGCCACGCCAGCCATGTCGCGCGAAGGATCGGCGCGGCGACCGTCGTGGCCTTCGCGATCTGCTCACCGCCGAACAGCATGCGCAGCAGCTTCTCGACGCCCGCCTCTGCGCCCGGCTGGTCGAACGCATCGTCGTCGCCGTTCGCGCGCAGCTCCCGGCCGAACACCAGCGGGAAGTCCGGCAACGGCGGCCACTGGTCGGGGCCGTCGCGCCAGTCGGTCGAGTCGTAGCCAGCGGGCAGGTAGAACAGCGTCAGATGCGGCGTATACGACCCATGGTCCCACGTCGCGCCCGCCTCGCGATACTGGGCAAAGCGCGCATTGAGGACGCCGGCCTCGCCGTCGTTGCCAGCGTGACCGGCAGGATCGCCGCTGTGCATGACGCGCAGGGCGAGCGCGCCATCGATCTCCAGGACGACCGCGCGATCCGTGCCTAACACGCGAAAGCCGATCATGGCGGCCGGCGGCACGACGACCAGGTCATCGTCGGGCGCCAGATGCACCGCGGTGCGCGAGTAGGCAACGGTGATGTGCGGGTTCGGATCGAGGTCAGGCTCACCCGCCTTTCTGTTCGCCACCCACCAGGTGCGGAGCGCGCGCTCGTTCAGCAGCCGGCGGCCGACGTACATCGCCGCGCCCTTGGCGACTGCCGACTGCGCCTCGGCCCGGAGCGCCGCGAAGAGCGTCGCCACCGCGTTAGGTGCCGAACGGGACGAACTGCATCGCCGCGTCATACTTCCCGGCCTGCAGCGCCTCGTACGGCACGCCATGGAAGGCCTGACCCGGGTGGACTACGCCGAACGTGAACGAGTCGTCCTCACACACGGTCTGCACGCGGACTGTGGTGGCCATCACCCACACGTAGTGGCAGCGCACGGCGGCGTCGCTCACGATGCCCACGGCTGTTTGGGGTCATCGTTCGCCGCAAGGCTCGCGATGTAGTCACCGGTGATGAAGGTGACGCGACTCTCGTCCATGCCCTGCCGCTCCAGCTCCGCCGCGAACTCGGCGGCGATGCGCGCATGCCGGCGGGTGAGCGCGATGTCGTCCTCGTCGAGCCCCTCGTGGTTCGGGGTGATCGACGTGACGTGCCGGCCGAAATCAGGCATCAGCGTGCTCCTCGTCGTCGGGATCCGTCCCTGTGAGCGCGTTAGGCCGCCCCGGTGGGGGCGTCGCGCTCCTCGGCGGCGGAAGCGGGACCTCGGACGGTGGCAGCTCGGCCATCCCCAGCAGTCTGTTCGACAACGCCTTGTCCGGCGGGAGCATGCCGGCAGCCGCCAGTTGCCCGACGAACGCGCCGATCTTCTCGAGCTGCTCTTTCGACAGCTTCTTCGGCTTGAGTCGCGGACGCAGCTCGTCCGGCAGGCCGTTGAGGTGCCACCATCGTCGGATCGTCCGGCGGTTGAGCTCCGCCTCGATGACGCGGTTGTACCCACCTAACGCGTTCGTGAACATCTCGGTCTTGTCGCCGTGCATGGCGTACGAACCGGCAGCCTGCTGCCCGATGAGGATAAAGTCGGCGAGCACGGATCCGGCGATGCGCTTGTCCATGCGCTCGACCAGCGTGCTCATGTCGGCCGATCGCCGGCCATCGGCGACTTTGTAGTCGATGTCGTACTGATAGCCGCCACGCTTGCCCTGCTGACCCTCGTACGGATCACTCGGCAGGATGACCGCGCCCTGCCGGTCCTCGGCGATGCTGGCGAGCGCGGTCTTGAGCTGCGCGAAGATGTTTCGCTCGATCTGGCCGGCGGTCGGGTTCATGATGCTCCACGGCACCCGCATCACCACGAGACCAGCCGATCGGAGTGCGGCGCGACCTTCGGCCTCCTCGATCGCCCCTTTGCGCTTGTAATACTTGTACGAGTTGCGGAGAACCGAGCGTCCCTCGGGATTGCCACGGCTCGAGTTGGTGCGGAACAACGCCAACCGGTCGTACGGGATGTAGGCGACCGGGTTCTGGAAGTCCTGTTGCCACATGCCTAACAGGTCACCGGACTCCGGATCGAACTCCCACTTGTAGAGCGTATCCTGGGCGCGGAGCCGGACTGACTTGAAGCCGATGCGCGCGGGCCCGAGGTTGGACGCCGGAAGCTTCTTGAGCACGGACTCGCAGGGCGCGAACCCGTAGGGCAGCATCGTGAGCGCGTCGGTGATCAGCTCATCGAACGGGTGATCCATGCTTTCGAACAACGCATCGCGCATGAAGTCGACCGCGTTCTGCGCCGCGGGGCTGATCTTCCCGCCCGGTCCGGCCGCTTTCGTCGCCAGCTCGTTGGGCTCGATCGTCCACTCGCCCGAGCGGATCAGCATCTGCATGGCGTAGAGGATGCCGCCGATCAGCGCATCGTTGTTCTCCATCTCCTGATAAGCGAGGATCCCCTGCCGGCCGACGAGCTGCGGGAGGAAATCCGCGCGAACGAACCCGCCGACGTTGGAGAGGCCGGTGGAGCCCAGCTCGACATAGGGGCTCGACCGACCACCGGATGGGCCGGGCGACCCGGCGAGTGCGTCGAGGGCAGTGCCGCCGCGCCGCCGTTTGGACATCCGATGCACTCCGGGTGGGGCCGTGGAGAGGAGACCGCGAGTTATGTGATAATAGCATAGATCGAAAATCCGCGACAGCCTTAGCCGGAGTCGCTAGAGCGCGAAGGGACTCTTGAGCTCCACCGTCACGATCTCGGCGAGAATGGGCTCGGGCGCGTCGAGCACTTTGGCCGTGCCATCGCTCGCCGCGTCCGCGATGTCGTCGTGCGCCCCGAACGGCACGCTCGTCATCTCGTCGAGGAACGTTGGAATCCAGTCCTCTTCCCCATCGAGCAGGTTGCCATGCGCATCGCGCTTGGGCTCCACTAGCCGCACATTCCCGACCTCCGCCTGCCCCGCGAGGACCTCGTGACGCATTTCCTTACTCGCGATGGGTCGATCGAATTTGCAGATGTGGCCGGCGAGCGCCGCGCCGAGCGCCTTATTGCGATCACCGCCATCGACCCCCGACTCGCCTTCCCACCACTGCACGACCGCGTGCCGATTGGGTTGCTCCTCCGATCCGAATTCCCGCGCGTCGGCCTCCGCTGTCTCACGCATGGTGGCATTGCGGCCGCCGGGTTTCTTCCGGAACCGCTTCATCTTCTCGAAATAGATGATCTGGTCCTGCCGCCCGCGTGACACGCGGAAGCCGACCGTCCAGTCGGGATCCGAGTCTTCGTCGCTCGGCTCGTCGGTGCCCGCCAGATCCCAATACCTCACGCGCGCCGTGACATCCACCGGCATGGCGTCGACCGTGGGGAACCACTCAGCCTTGAACCGCGTGCCCTCCGAAGTCTTCGGGCGCTGCTGGTAGACCGTGCTATAGCTGTACGTCCCCTTGGCGCGGTTCTTCTTGACCTCCGACTCCGGCCATCGCTCGGGGCACAGCAGCTCCCCGTGCTTACGCCAGTCGGGCTCCAGCGAGCAATTGTCCGGCAGGTCGTAGGGCTCCTTCTCGTCGCGGGTCTCGTCGTAGATGACGATGTGCCAGTTTTCGAGCGCGCCCTCGTCGTCCTTGTTGATGCGCTCCTGCTCGAGGATCTGCCCGGCGAGGTCCCGCGGGTGCCACCGCGTGGTGATGAGAATGATCGCGTCGTTCGGTTCCCGGCGGCTGTAGTACGTCGTGTTGTACCACTTGATGTTCCGCGACTGGATGACCTTACTGGCCGCCTCCGCCATGTTCTTCAGCGGATCGTCGATAATGCCAAGGTGGAAGCCGAGGCCAGGCAACGCGCCATTGAGACCCGCGGCCCACATGCCGCCTCGGCCTTCGACCTCGAACCCACGACGGAGCCCCGCATCGCGCAACGAGCGGAGCTTGCCGCCGACGCGGAGATAGTATTCCTGCGCGTGGCTCAGATACTCGTGCGCGCGGTCCTCGCCGTACGCACTGAGCCCGACGCGCCGTATTGGGAAGCGGTACTGGTAGTAGGCCGGGAACAGCTTCGATGTGAGCTCGGACTTTCCATAGCGCGGCGGGCAGAACACCATGAGGCGACGGATCTTCCCATCTGCCACGTCCTGCAGCCGCGCGGCGAGTCGGGTGTTCCACTCCCACCACCGATAGTCGGGCTTCGCCTCGGCAACGAAGTCCGTGAACGGGATGGCCGGCGGCGCCGGCGGCACATCACAGAGGAGGAACGAGAGCTCGCGTTGCTGATCGAGCGTCAGGGTGCCGGACCGGACCCGCTCGAGGAGCCCTTCGATCTCGGCGGCGGTAAGCATGGGGCGGCGCCGTTAGGCGCGGCGGTCGCGCGGCACGTCGGCGTTCGACGCGCCGTGGTCGGCATAGAGGGGCACGACACGGCCGTCAAGCGCGAGTGTGACGACCTCGCGTGGTATCTGGCGTCGGAACCGTACGACCACCTCGCGCAGGTAGCTCGCCTGCCCCTCGGTGATCTCCGCGTCCGCGCGCTCGGCTTCCTGCGCGATCTCGCGCGCGAAGCGCTTCGTGCCGATGCCCGGGACGTACGTGACGTGCGGCGGCGCGATGGCCAGCGCCATCCGCCGCTCCTCATCGGTCATCAGCCGCCTAACGGGTGGCCGCTTTTTCATGCTTCGCGAGCTCGCGAGCTTTGCGTCACTGCGGACACGGTTTCATCGGCGGCGCTCGTGCAGCCGCGGGAACGCGCGTCGTGAGGTGGCCCACGCGAACAGCCACTTCTTTCGCTCCCGCATGACGTGCACGGTGTAATCCAGAGATGCGAGCGTGGCCTCGCCGCGAAGGCGGTCAACGCGTCTACGCCTCCCCTCGCCTCTCAGAAGCGGTATGGTCGCGAGCTTGTCGGCGATCGTCACGGGGCGAGCGTCTTGAGCAACTCGTCGCACCGATCCATAGGCGACTCAGACTCCCATGGAAATTCATCGACCAAGTCCGATGTCCGGATGAGCTGGTACCACTCACGGACGGTCGACGGGCGCGTGACACCCTTCTCGGTCGTGGTCGCTCCGGGGAACGGGACCGCATCGTCGAGGTGGGCCATCAAGGTGTCGCGCACCACCACGGCATCGGCCAGCGCGAACGCCATTCCGATCGCCCGTCCCACCGCCGCCCATTCAGCGAGCTCGCGACACGCACTCCCAACGCGCTCGTATCGGCCGCCCAGCGCCATGCCTGACGCGATGTGTGTGACGCGAAAGATTCCGAAGTCATGCATCGTGACGGCGAGGCCAGGACACCACTCGTGCACGATGGAGGGTTCGGCCACCATCCCATCGGCGCAGGCGGTGGCTACCTGTGTCGGGATCCACTTTGGCAGATTGACCGCTGCCGCGTTCGTCTCGCTCATTGCGCCCCCCTCATCAGTCGATACCTAACGCCGATTGTCCGACGAACTCGCCCGTGTCGCAGATCACCTGCACCGCGCGATCGTCCCACAGCTCCAACATCGAATAGTCTTTGTAGAACACGGCGATGAGGCGCTGCCCGATGTGCTCGCCCGTCCAGTCGCCGATCGCCTGTTGTACCGCGCGCCGGGTGTCGTCGTCCTGTTCGCACATGCGCGCGGTGACAATCTTCACGGTGTACCCGCGCGTGATCGCGAGCTGCACGCGCTCGACCATGCGAGGAATCGGGGCCCCGATCTCCGTCGGTTCGAACGGACCGCGAGGGTGCTTGGCCAGCGTCCCATCGAGGTCGACGCCGATCCAGCCGTAGCGCGGAATCGGCGTCAGCGCTTCGAAGAGATCGCCTGGGTTGATTGCGACCGCGGGCCCGACCGGCTCGCTCGCTTCGTCGTGGTTGATCACAGCCGCCCCGTTAGGCTGAGCACCGTCCACATCGCCATCGAACCAACGAACGTGCCCCACGCGAACGCGGTCACCCACCGGATGCGGCCCCTCCGGTACGTCTCGCCCTCCTCGTGCACGGCGACGACACCGAGGCCGACGAGCGCGTCCATGTCGATCGCCCACCACGTGCGGAGCTCGACGCGGGGCCGACGATCGTGCGTGATGTGGACCCGCACGTCGTGCACACCGTGAAGCTCCCGCCCGTCGATCGCGATGCTCTGGAGCGGGGCGAGCGGCGTGCCTCCAAGGTTGCGGATCACGACCGTGCGCGCCTGATCGGGCGAGCGCAGGGGCAGCGGCACGTGCCCGAACGGTTTCGTAAAACGGTCGTCAGCGTCGTGCATGCTGTCGTGCATGGTTTAGGCACCCTCCGGCGCGAGCGGCGCCAGCATGCGGGCGAGGCGCGCAAGCGCCCGGCGCTTCATGTGTGAGATGTTGGCGATCGTGCATCCCCAGCGCGCCGCGAGCGCCGACGGCCCATCGCCCCAGAAATGCGCATGGATCGCTGCGCGTGGTCGGGGCTTGAGCGCGTCGACGGCGCGGCGCACGCGTGAGGCGCGCCGCTCACGGTCCACCGCTGCCCCATAGTCGGGGTTCGTCGTCAGTGCGTCGGCGAGGCGCGGAGGCATCGCGGCCGGCGGCAACGTCAGGAGCGACTCGAGGGAGATGTGCGCACGACGGCCGTAGCGCTTCCCTCTCGGCTGCTCAGCACGAAGCCCGTCGAGGATCGCGCCGCGGATGTGCGGGACGGCGAACGTCGCGAACGCGAGGCCTAACGACGGATCGAACCGCCGCGCCGCGCGCGCGAGGCCGAGATAGCCCGAGCCCACGAGCTCCGACACTGGCCGCCCGTAGGTGCGCGCCATCTGCGCCGCTTCCCAGTAGAGGAGGCCCATGTGGTCGTTGGGATCGACGCTCATCGGGTCGCCAGTTCCTGATGCGCGGTGATCGGGCAGTCGGGCGCGACGACGAACACCGCCTGCTCTGGCCGTGACAGGTACGTCGGCCGCGTCCCGTGCCCGTATTGGTTCTCCGGCATCGGGCACGTGCATCCCTGCCGCTTCGCCGCGTGTGAGCCGGGCGGGTGATCCCCCGCGGTGCCGATGGATGGCTTCACGCGTTCGCTTCCGCTTGGCGCAGCTCGATCGCGCGGTCGAGGTAGAACCGCGCGTCCATGAGGTTCTCGATCTCGTCGCCGTCATCCCTCTCGAGGACGCGACACACCGCCGTGCCGAGATAGTAGTCCAGCCCGAACTGCTCGATGAGACCGAGCACGGGGCCCACGCTCGTCAGACCGATCGACGGCTTAGCGCGGCGCGGCCTAACGACAACCTTCGTTCGCTTCACCGACCGTTTCACCGGTCGCCTCACCGATCGCGCAGCCTTCGCCTTTGCCGCGGGTCGCTTCCGTTTTGGCTTGGGCGCATCCGGCAGATCCTCCGTGATGGTTGGCGTCTCGCCGTTGCTGCTCGTGTTGCGCTCGATCGCCGCGTGCAGGGCTGCAGTAGCCGACGCGCAGTTCTCGCGCTTACACTCGGTCGACCGCGGCCCACTCGGCTGAAAGAGCCGCTCGCACTTCTCGCACGGCTTCATCTGGTACACGCGCTCGATGGGCACGCGGATCTCCGGCATCTCAATAACTCCAGCGTCGGCCGCGATGGCGCGGACGCGGTCGAGGTGAGCAGCACACCAGTCGAAGCCGGCGAACCGGCCGGCGATCGGCCCTTCGCAGCGAAGTGCGCATACGTCAACGCCTCGCATCGCGGGTCATGGCGACACCGCCGCTGGAGGAATCGATGGAGGTTGGGCGATGGGTGGCGCGACCACGGCCGGCGCCGAGTGCACCACCGCGGTCGTGCGATCGAGCAGCGTGCGAAGCCGCGCCGCCATCTCCTCGGCCGACAACACGCCATCGACCTTCGCCTGAATTGGTCCGCCACCAGCGCCCGTCAGCTCGCGCCGGTTGGTGAACGCCCCGCCAACCTCCTTCGCGACCGTCTCGAGGAGCTCCTTCGCGAGCGGGAAGTTCCCCGACTCTTCCGCCTTGAGCGCCATGCGATCGAGCCGGCGAACGCGGACCGCCTTCTTCGCCGCGGGGATCTCGTCGATCGTGTCCTCGAATCGGTTGCGAGTCGCCGTGAACAGTGCGACCCACTTCTTCGCCGGCTTCTTCCCCGCCCGAGTGGCGTCGTACTTCTCGACCTGACGCCGGTCCATCTTGATGCGGAATTCTTCGGTGACGGCCGCGGCGACCTGCTTCGGGCTATCCCAACACGCAAGTCGCTGCACGATGAAGGCTTTGACTTCGTCCACGAGTGTCGCCATCAGCCGCGGCCCGTCGCGCCCAGGTCACGCCGCAGCGGCAGCGTGGAGATGCCAGCACGGCAGGGCCTCATCGGCCCCACCAGCCGAACAGGACGCCCACCGCGATCACCGCTTTAACGACCGCTGCGACAGCGTTGACCACCAACGCGGCGATCAACCACTTCAAGGCCCGGTCGAGCGACTCCTCGGGTGACCGACGCCTCATGCGGCCCTCGCGATGCACGTCCCGCAGGCACCAACGATCGATGCCGCCTGGACGAGCGGTCGTTGCTGGGCGGCCTGGACGAGGGCACCGACCCGCGTCGCTCCAGCACCGTAGCGCGCGACGATCGACACGAACTCCTCGACATCGTGACCACGGATCCCGAAGACCGGCGAGCCATCGAGATGCCACTTCGGCGCGCCGAACTCATTCCGCGCCTGGCTGCAGTGATAGAGCTCGTGCTCGAGGACCGCACAGAACGTTGCGTCATCCACGTCCGAGAGGAGCGGCGCCGACAGCGTGATGACGAAGTCCGGCACGTCGCCGAACCATTGCGCCAGCTGATACTTGGCGCGCGCGATCGTCCACCGCGCACCCTTGGGCGTCGGCATCTCCGCGGTCGCGAGCACCGTGCGCTGCTGCCCTGAGTTCGCAACGTTGGTCCACAGCACGCCGATCGCCGCGAAGGCGAGGTGCTTGTGGTCCTCGTTGTAGAGCGGCGAGCCTTCGGTGACGAACGTGTCGCGGAGCCACGTGGCCACATCGAGCGCCGGGGCAAACTCACTCCCACCCGCCTCGCAGAGCTCCAGCGGAACGGCAGGCCTGCGTCGTATCGCATCGAGCGCCGTGCGCTTCGCTCGCTGGCTTCGTCGGATAGGACGAGGTGCAGGATGTCGCCGTGGCACGCGCCGCTCCACCAGACCGAGTAGAGGCCATCGACGCCCCCGCACTCGTGGGAGCCGGGGGCGTCGTGTCCGGAGCGCACTGCCTCGGCGAGGTGCCCGAACGCAGCGCGCGCACCGTGGCGGTCGCCAGGTGCGCGCTCAGATTATGTGATTAAAGCATAATCCGCAATAGATCCGCCGGGTCTCCAGCGTGGAGTTATGAACGTTTCACGTGAAACAATGTGGATAACGCCTAAGCCCACTTCTTCAGAGAAGCGGCTCGTCGTCGCACCAGTAGTCTATCTATCTGACGCTAGCGTCAATACCGCGCGCTTGCGGCGGCACCTATACTGGGGTGGCGAGATGAAACAACCCAACGCGTGACAACGACTTCTAGCGCCGGCCGGTGAATGGGTTGTAACACGTTGCATTCATGACGGTTAGGTTTGTCACCCGTTCATTTGTACGCTTTGCGAAGATCCACACTATGTATTAGCATGCTTGTGCCGCCACCTGTCGCCCAGCCCTTCAAATGTTCGTGAGCGACGGTGGTAGATGCACGAACCGGCCGAAGGAGTGATCCCTCGACCGGCCCGAGTTCCTGAAGGCGGAGCGTTGGCTGAGTCTGGCTGAAAGCACCTCACTATCAATGAGGCGTCCGGTGTTAGCGCACCGGGCCGAGGGTTCGAATCCCCCACGCTCCTTCCGAGTGACGACTGAATGATTCGGCCGCCACCCACCGTTGATTATACACGGTGTTGCATGCATGTGAAATATGTTTCACATCACTTTGTGCAACATTGTGTGCAACACGTGTTGCAACAGTGTACGAGCGTGTGACACCACACCTCGCGTAACGCCTTGTACGGCTTGGCATTGCCCGTACATGCCGGCTCTGACTCGTGGCGCTGCCGTTCCGTCGCCGCACAGCCGTCTGAGCGTTGCCGCACAGCCTTCTAACTGTCGAAGAAGCCCGGTGGGCACTCGGTCTCGGTGTCCTCTTCGGGAGGCACGAGGCCGCACCGCAGGCAATGCCCTTCCTCGTCGACGCCCACCGCGCCACATCGCCGCTCGGCGCTCATGTGGATCACCGGCGTGTCGCACCCCTCGCGCGCCGCTCGCTCGATCGCGCTCTGGAGCCGCCGTCGCAATTCGGCGATGATCCGAGCGTGCATCTCGGGCGAGAGCCGCGGGGCCATCGTCATCGCGCTTCGGTCACGGCGACGATCACGGCGCAGAGCAGCACCGATAGCGAATCGCCGCGCATCCGGACCTGAACGAGCGGGATGGCCGCGTGCCATCCGTCGAGCTCGCGACCGAACGAGAACGTCCATCCCTTGTTCACCAGGAACCGCAGGAGATCCCCGAGATAGCGCTCGTCTCCGGAGTAGCCGCGAACACGCGCCAGCGAACGCACCGCACCCGCGACCGTTCGCTCGACGACACTCGGCTCGCTTTCGCCCGGCAGCTGCTGCAGCTCGATGCCCATCGCGCGAGCGACGGCGAAGTCGAGATCGCGGCTCGGTTGGTCGTTGGGCACCACGGTCTCAGCCACGCTCATTCTCCAGCGCGTGGTACCGATCGATCACTTTGGAGAGGAGCGAGCCGATTGCGTAGTCCGGCATATCACCGAGACCTTCCAGACCCGGAAATGCATCGCACGTTGCGACCCATCCGACCCAACCGTGACCACCGCCGGGCTCCGCGGCCTGCGTGACCCTGAGCCCGATCGCACGCATCTCCGAGTACCCGCGCAGTGTCGCCGGATCAATGGTCACGATCGGCGGCCGTTCGCGAATTGGACGCGGCTCGGTCTCGTCGCGGGCGTCAGACTTTTCGAGCCGGAGGTGACGGCGCTCTTCATCGCGATCGTCAGGCATCGCCCTTCTCATCTCTCGCCATGCCATTGTTCCACGCGCGATCGGCTGCATCGATCACGCCGTACAGGACCGCGAGCGGCCATGCCCCGCTTCCCGCGCCCTTGAGTCGATCGACGATTGGGTCATCGTCGCCGAGCTCCGCCGCCACGAACGCCGGCAGCATGCGCGCGTGCTTCGGATCGTCGAACGCCACCCCCGCAATCGCCTTGCCGATCTTCTCGAGATCCTCGCGTGAGAGGGCGAGCCGGGAGGCGCTGTCGTCGGCCGCCGTCCAGAAGCGGAGGAGGTCGCGCCGGATGATGTCGACCGGCTTGAGCCCCGTGCGCTCGCGGGCGAGCAGTGGCTCGTGAAGGTTCGCACGTCGCACGCTGATCTGCGCGTCGCGCGCACCGAGGTTCTGCTTCGGGAACTTGGGCTTGGGGCCGAGTGGCTTGCGGGGCACCGCGGGCATTCTACGCGGTGTCATGGGGTTGGCAAGGTCGCCACAGCGTCGGGGTTGGCGCGGTTCCGTTTCGCCGCCGCGCTCGCGAGCCCCGCGCGTCGACTGTGGGCGCTCCGACGATAGCCGCGCCGCACCTCCATCCACATGAGCAATCCATCGCGCTCGGCGATGAGGAGCGCTGGCTCGCCGTCGGCGGCATGCACGACGACGGCGGACCCGCCAGCGCACTCCATCGGCTCGATTCTCACCTGTCGCTCTCCAGCGCGTCGAGCATCGCCTCGGCGTCGGCTGCCTGGTCGACGCTCCGATGCGCAGCAAAGCCAAACACCGCGAGCACCGCGGACGTATTCCGCCCCGGCGGGTTCTCGCAAACATCGATATCGCCGGCAGCGCGCGCGAGGATCGCGTTCACTTGTTCGGCGCTGAGGGGCACAGTCGATGACTGGCGCATATGATAACACTCACTGGCTGACGACACACGAATAATACCATATGCTACCATTGCACACAAGCCGCCGCAGGGCGCACGTAGGGTAACCCACCAGCGTGGAGCGTCCGGAGCGCCGACTTCGCGCGATCGTCGAGCCCGAACACATAGGCGAGGTTGCCGGGGTGGTACACACGTCGCCACGCTGAGAGCACCCGATCGACCCATCCACGGGACGGCTCGGCAGTTCCCTGCACTGGCGCGCCGCGCTCTCTCAGCCAGTCGACTCCATACTGCCATCCCTGATGGCCCTGGCGGATCTTGTTGAGCATCCGCCGGCTGACGACCTCGCCTGTCGGCGCAATGTGTTGCCACCGGGCTTCCGATCGACCCGCAAACGTTGCGTTCGCCGCCTGATAGACCGTTCCCCAGTGCGCGGGCTTCGCGATCTCCGGGCGCTCGAGCGGATCCGCGTAGGAGAGGATGCGTCGATAGTGCTTGTGCGTTCGGAGGAGGCGAAACGCGCGCGAGAGGAACCACGTCTCGGCGTTGTAGCCCACGTCGTCGAGGAGCACGAAGCGGCCGAGCTCCGCCGCGCCCTCGCCTAACGTGACGCCGGTCCACTTCGGGAGCGCGGCCTGCTGTGGCGGGACGCTGAATACCGCGACGCCGACGAGCGCGGCCCGCGGACCGAACAGCCCGACGCGAAAGACGGCCGCCGGATAACTCGCCGCGTAGTGATGCTGCTCGACGAATTCCTTCGGCCGGGTGTCGTCGGCGATCCCATCGACCGCGAAGCGACGCGGGTCGAACACGTCGCCCGGCGCGCGCCAGCGCTGCGAGCGATCGCGCCATCGCTTGTTCACGGCGTCCGCGCCTCCAACTCGACGAAGTAGTCGAGCAGCGCCTTTTGGGCTCGCCGAGAGCGTCGGTAGACGGCCACGAACGGCTCGTCATCATCCTGCGACCACTCGCCGCACGCGAACGCGGCGTTGTCGAACGCCGCGAGTAGCCGAGACCCGCGCGGCGTCAGCCTCGGATAGACCTGGGTGGACCGGTCCTCCGGTGCGATCGCGGGCGTGGGAAACCGCTCGGAGGCCTCGCTCTCAACTTCGGCCTCGTCGTACATCGCACACGCGTTGTGCCGGCATCCATCCTTGAATGCCTGGCGGAGCGCTTCGATGCTCATCGCTCAAGCCCTCCGCGCGAGCCGCGCCGCGACCGCCCGGCGGGGCGCGCTGTACACCACCGCCGCCACCTCGCGGACCACGACCAGCGTCGTGCTCGACTTGCATCGCGGGCAGCTCTTCGCGCCGCGCTCGGTCGTGAGCTCGTAGCCGTGGCCACTCCATCCACATCGCACCATGCCGGCGGGAGTCCGCACGCCGTTCAGGCATCGGGTTCGCATCACTCGTTAGGTTAGAGGTAAAGCTCTGAGTCGTCTGCCCATGCGTCGGCCGAGCCGCCGTTCTCGTTCCACTCGGGATACCGGTGGCAGAGCGATCGCCACGCGTCCTGATCGCCGCCCTGCGCCTGGTGTCGAGCGCTCGCGATCTCCTCGACCGTTGGCTCGGCCGCATGGTGGGTCAGGTGCGCAAGCAGCGTCTCAGCGGCTTCGGCGCCGATCGTGACGGCACCGCTCGCATTCGGCGACCGCTTCGCGAGAGCGATTTGTGCTCGCACGTCAGCAATCACCCATGTGATGTCCAGCATCGTCGTTAGTCCTCGTCAGGCAACAGGAACGTGAGCACCGGCATCCCATCATCGCCGGGGCCGACGTGGACGCTCAGCCACTGGTAGCGCTGGCGCCCGACGCCCGTGATCACCATTTGGAATTCCACCCGCTCGCCGTGGCCGCTCGCGATCGCCTTCTGAATCGCACGGCCGACCGCGCGGCGAGAGATCCACAGCACGTCGTGCCACAGCCCTTTCCAGTCGTGGCGCCATCGCTTGTTCGCCACCGCTCGGCCGAGGAGCGCGTGCACGCCGTCCGTCATCGCGACGCCGAGCCGCTGCGCGGCCCAGCTCGGCCAGTGCTGGCGGGTGACCTCGGCCAGCTCCGGCGCCATGGCGTCGAAGAGCACGCCGTCCGCGATCCCCTGCGCCCGCGTGTAGCCCGAGATGACCAGCGCTGGCTCGGGGGTCCGCGCGGCGGCGTCGTTCACCGCCTCACGCACCGACGCCACGGCGAGGGCGAGCGCAGAGTTGGCGGTGAGTCGCAGTCGGCTCATAGCAACCCCTGCTCGGCGAAGCTCGTGTAACATCCCGCGCCGATCACGACGTGGTCGAACACGGGGATGTCGAGGACGCGACCGGCAGCGGCGAGCTGCTCGGTGATGAGCCGATCCTCGGGGCTCGGCGTCGGGTCGCCCGACGGGTGGTTGTGGCAGAGAATCACCGCCGCCGACTCGCGGAGCACGGCCTCGCGGAAGACCTCGCGCGGGTGGACGAGCGACGAGTTGAGAATGCCGCGCGTGATCACCACGACGCCGTCACGCGTCACGCGATGCTGCGAGTCCAGACAAAGCATCCAGAACACCTCCTGCCCCTCCTGCGCCGCGAACGGCGCCATGATCGTGTAGGCATCGCGGGGGCTCCGGCACGGCAGGCGATCCGCCGAGGAGACTTCGACACCCGCGTCCGACTCCCGCACCAGCCGCCATCCGTAGCGCTTCCGCCGCTTTGCTGCGTCGCCCCGATTGCCCATTGCGTCGACCCCTCGTCCGTGCTGACCGTGTCGCGATTGACGTTCTCTGTGTAGGAGTATGATACCATATGCTACCAGATTACGCAATAGGCAATTATCACATAGATTGAAGCAAACAACCGGCGCGAGTAGTACGTTCTGGAAGGGGTGGCCACCGCGCACGCGTCCGGGAACATCGGCAACATCTTCCCTCTTGTGTTATGTGGTAGCATATGGTATCATATCCCACACGACAAACGGAGCGGGGCACGATGGCACGGGTTCGGACGGAAGCAGGGTTGCAGCGCGAGGCGCGCCGGATGGGGTTCTGCGGCGAGATCCACCCGACCGAGCAATGGGTGGTCTGCGGCAAAGAGGCGGGCCACGACGCCGACGAGTGCCAGAGCCTCGGCGGCTGCGCGTGGGTGCCGGGCTGGAAGCAGCTCCGCGCCGCCGAGCGCGCCGCACGCTCGACGACTGTTTCCACCACCATCAACCGCTGAGGACCCGAGCCATGGGCGGCAGTTTCAACTCGATGGGCCGTGGGTACGCCTACCGGCGCGACCCGATCGCCGAGCAGAACCGTCGCGAGGCGGCTGCGGCCCAAGCGGCGAGCTACCGCGCGCGCGTCGTCGGTCGGCGCGTCACGGTGACGGCGGACATCGACTTCGGCCGCTCGGGCGAGATCGTCGACGTGGTCGATGGGATGCTCGCGGTGCGGCTCGACGGCGAGACGGAGCCCAACTACTTCCAGCGCGCCGAATTGGAGGCCGCCCGATGACGATCGCCAAGCCCTATCAGCTCGCAGACGACGAGCAGACCTACGGCCCGAACGCGGGTCGATTGATCGTCGTCACCGAGGACGGTGAGCACGAGCTCTCGGGGCCGATGAACGAGGAGGACGCGGAGGCGTTCGCGCGGATGATCACCGGTCCGGCGGATCTCGATGCCATGGTCGAGCGCGGAGCGATCGCCCTCGCCGCTCAGACACCGGAGGATGCGCGGGACGCCAGCGCGTGGTGGCCGCGGATCTCGGACGACCGGCGGGCAGCCTACCGACGCGTCGCCCGACGCGTGGTGGCTGCCGCCTTGGGGCTTCCCGCCGCTTTGCCTGCCTAACGGGCGCGGCCCTTCCCCACCGCCGGCTTCGCCGGATGGTTGTGCCTCGGCCGCGCCAACTCCGTCGGCTTGAGGTTGAGGCTTCGTCGATCGCTGCGCGCGCGGATGGCGCGGGACTCCGCCACCTCGCCGAGCGAGGGCCAGCGCTTCCGGCGCCGTAGCTTCTCGACGAGATCGGTGAGGTAGGTGATGCCGCTGACGCGTGCCATGGGATCGCTCCGTGGTGATGAGTTGGTGTGTGGGATCGAACGGGGAAACTGCCTAACGGCCGCCGGTCAGACGACCCGGCTCAGGAACGGCATGACGTGTTGCTGGATGATCCGCCCCGCGCCGCGGCTGTGCGGGCGGAAGATCACGACGCAGCTATCGAACGGGCATCGATGCTGGCGGCCGGTCGGTTGCCCGTCGCGTTGGTAGCTCAGACGCCCGCGGATGAAGCGCACCTCCGCATGGGGCAAGGCGTAGTCGTGAAACCACGCGTTACCAGTGCGCGCGGGGACGAGCATGACGACCAGCGCGCCGTGCTCGCTCGCCTCGGTGAAGCCCTTGCGCATCCAGCGATCGAGCCCGCGCCCATACGGCGGGTTCGCGAATACGCGCTCGCCCGCCCACGATAGCGTTAGTGCATCGGTCTCCTTCGCGACGAAGCGAACGTGCTTCGCCATCGCCGGGTCGGCCGCGATGTCGATCGTGAACCCGAATTCGCGATCGAGCGCCAGGTAGAGCGCTGGGGGTGTGCCCCACTCAACGCTCTGTGCCGGCGTCGTCGAGGCACGCCAACCGATGGCGTTGGTCGCAGCAGCAGCGGCGCTCATGCGGGTGCGGGCGCCTCGTTCTCCGCACGGAGAGACGCGAACTCGCGCTCGTACCGCTCCTGGAGCATGCGAATGCGCTGGCTCAGCGTGAGGTGACCGCCTCTCGGCCGCTCGGGGTCACGCTCATCCTCCCACGAGTCGGGCACGTCGAGTTCATCGAGGACCTCATCCGCCGCGCGCAGCTCGTCGCGGTCATGGCGCAGCCACCGGAGCGCCGTCGATACCGTGACCTCATACCCGTAGCCGAGCGAGCGGAGGACTTCCCGCTGGAGCGACGACTCGAGGCCGGCCGGCGTGAGGAGGCCGAGCATGTTGGCGGTCGCCGTGTCCACCATCGCGAAGAGCGCGATGCACTCGTGCGGGGCGAGTTCCACCACCTGGTGATGCAACGCGCCGCCGGCCACGCGGTCGCGCACAATCGTGAGCCACTCGGGGTGAATGAAGTCGACGCGAGAGTGGGAGTGGGCCTGCGCCGCGGCAGCCACACGTTCGCTGATGGCCCGCATGCGATCGTCGAAGGAGGGCGCCATCCCTTCAAGCAGCGCCGCGGCGGCGTTCAGTCGGTCGGCGCGGATGACGCAGAGCTTCGCCGCCTCTCCGCCTTGGTTGATGGCGAAGTCGGCGGCGAGGTAGGTTTGCCCTTCGACCTCTGAGCGGAGCCAGCGCGCGAGCTCGGCCCGCGTCAGTGGCGTGCTGGTGGTGTTAGGCATGCGGGATCTCCAATTGCGCGCGGCTGCAATGGAGCGCAGCGACGCACGCGGGGTTGAGCCAGACGACCTCGGTGCGCGGGCGCGCGCCGTCGGCAACGTGCGGTCGTTCGTAGCGTGTCCAGTCCGGATAGAGCTCGCGGTCATAGAGATCGCAGGGGTAGCCAGACAGCACGACCATCCCCTCGAGCCCGCGGAGCACGGCAGCGAGCGCGCGATGGCCATCATCGGTCATCTCGTGGCGGTAGCCGCGATGCGATCCGCCGGCATCATACCCACGCGTCACATGGACATAGGGCGGGTCGACGTAGTGGAGCGTGTTCGGCCCATCGTGCGCGAGCAGAACCACCATCGCGTCGCGGTGCTCGACGATCACGCCTCGCAGGCGGTCGATGATCTCCACCAGCCCGGAAGGCCAGTTGCGCCAGTCACTCGCCGGCGTCGCTCGCCGGTTCGTCGAGCTGTAGTTGCGGAACCCGGTGCGTTGTGGCGACTGGTCTCTATTCGCTCGCGTGAGGTTCCCGCCGAACCCCATGAAGCTCCGCGCCACGGTGCGACGCGCCTGCTCGATCGGGTCGCTCGTCGGACGGAAGCTGCCGTGAAACTCGGTGCGAGCGTATGGCGTGAGCTCCACTGCGCGCAGGAGCGCGGCACCGTCGTCTCGGAGCACCCGGAACAGGTTCACGATCTCGTCGTCGAGATCGTTGTAGACCTCGGCATAGGAGCGCGGTTTACGGAGCAACACGCTTGCCCCCCCCGAACGATTCCGTGTACACGTGGTGCGGCGGGAACACGCCGAGAAGCCAGGGCGCGAGACGCCACTTGCCGCCGTGGTACCGAAGCACGGGCCGCGACGGAGCACCGTTAGGCGTCATTCACCACTGCCGCATCTGCGTTCCCGCGTTTGGCGTTGAGTAATCGACTCAGCTCGTGCATCCCGATGACCCGCGCGCCAGCAGCGATCGCGAGCGCCCGCTTGCTGAGCGCGATGTCGTAGTGCTCGCGGTGCGTGCCCTCGTTCTGGACCCATCGCCGCTCAACGCCGATCCGCTCCGCCATCGCGTGCAGCTCCGCCGTCGTGTCCGCGAACATGTGGCACATCACCATCCGGCCCATCCGGGCGCGCATATTGTCGACGTAGACCGCCATGGGCCTAACGCCTCCGGCAGGTGGTGGTCATAATGACAACGGTCCGGAGGGCTGTTCGGGTTTGGGCAATGTCGCGATGTATTCGCGAAGCAATCGACGCATCTCACGCACGACCGTCTGCGCGTGCGGGACCGCGAACGCGAGAAACGCGGCCACCTCTTCGTCGGACTCACCACACATCGCGTCCGAGTAGAACGAAAGCCCCTGCGGGCGTTCGAGCACGTCCCATGCGCGCTTGCCTAGCTTCGTCTTACCCATCAGCCTAACGCCTCCTCGGCTTGAGCTGCTCGTACATCTTCGCGCGCATGGGCGCGAGCGGCTGTCGGAGCCCGTATTTCTGGCTCGCCCAGTCGAGCACCCACTCGTCGTGCGGCGTGAACCCGAGATAGCCGAGCGTCACATCGAGCGCTTCCTGGCACCCCTGCACTTCCACGACGCAATGGCCCTGTGCGCACAGCAGCTCCGCCATCGCGCGCTGATTCGGCGTGCCATACTCACCCGGCTTCTTGAACTCGAGCTCCAACGCGGTGAACGGCCCCCGGGCGACCGGCAGCGTGATATCGGGAACGTCACGCAGGAGACCCATCGCCTTCGCGAACCCGCGCGCCGCCTTCGAACGCTGGCCGCCCTTGTTCGGGTTGTTGGCGCGGAGGAGATACAGCTCGGGATAGCGGCCGGTCATCCCGTCGCCCATCCGGCGCGGCTGCCCTTTCCGGACCGCACCGACACAGAGCGCCATGTACGCGATCTGTGCATCGGCTTCGCTCGGCCCTGGCGCGCGCAGATTCCCGCCCGCCGTGAGCAACGGCGAGTCGGGACCGAGCGAGCTGGGGACGAACACGGGCGCAGACTTCATGCGGACTTCACGCGAGGTGTGGGGCGACCGCGGCGATGGCGCGCGCCTTCTTCGTGCCCCGCGCCTGATCGAGCTTCGCCTCGAGGCGTCGGCTGATCGCGTCGAGTGCCGCGTCGGACGCGAGCTCTATGGGAAAGGGGGTGTCGAACCAACGGCGTTCCTCAATCGCGAGCTGCCGCTTGGCCTCGATGCCAGCCTTGAACTGCTCGGCCGCGGCGAGCGCGAACACCATCGCGACCGCGAGCGCCGCGCACCCGACCGCCCAGAACAACGCGACGACCACAGGCGAGATCGATGTCAGCCACTGCATGAGAGCTGTCAGCACACGGCCTCCTGACGGTGATGTTGCAGATGGCTGGAGTGCTCGGCGCCCTGCTCGGCCTCGACCCGCGCGGCGAGCAGCGTCACGAGCTCGGGCTCGAGGCGGACGAGCGCGGGGCCGGTGAGATCGGCGAGCGCGATGGGGTGCTTCGACGCCGGCCCTGTTCGACGGCGTTCGGGATCGTCGATCGACGGGATCCGCGAATGCACTTCGGCTGGGCGCCGTTCGCTCGTCCCGCTGCGCCGCGCGCCGTCAGGCGAGCGCGACGAAGCAGCGGCAGGGTCTTTTTCTCTCTGTAAGAGAGAAAAACCCTGTAGTTCTAGTTCTGTTTCGTTGGACTTTACGCCGGGCTTTGGCTGGGCATCTAGCTGAGGTGAAACCCCGGGGGAATCCTCAGCTAGAACCTCAGCTTTCTTTGGGCTTTTCCTTCGGCTTTTCGGCTGGTGCTTCTTCTTTGCCTCGGCCTCCTCCTTCGTTGGACGGCCGCCCATCTTCCCCTTCGTCACCGCTGACTCGTGCTTCGCGAGCTGGGCGGCGAAGAGCCCGAAGACCCACGGCCAGCGCAGCATACCCGGCTGCCCGGGGTCTGTGACGAACAATGCGCGCACCGGGCCTCCGATCCGTGTCCACTCGTCGTCGGAGAGACCCGCACCCTTCGCGAGGATCTCCTCCGACGCTGGCAGGATTCCGCGGTTCTTCCACGCCAGCTCGAGCAGTTGGAGCGTCGCGAGCGTCTGGGCGCGCGTCATGGTGTCGACGATCTCGTGCCACTTCTCCCATGGGAACGGCATCCAGTAGAGCGGGTTCTCGGTCGAGAACTCCTTGTTTTTCGGCGCCATGTCAGGCCACCTCGCCCGTTAGGCGTCGATACCCGATGACCCAGACCCACGGGTTCGCATCCCATCCGTAGCCGCGCTTCGCATTCAGCGAGTCCCAGAGATTGCGGTAGACCTGCCGCCGAGACGCTGCCCCCGTTGCGGTGTCGTCGCTCGTGGTGTGCGACCGGACGCCTTCGGCGAGTGTGTCGGCATCGCTGATCGCCTGCAGCCGCTCGACGCGTAGGCCAGTGATCTGGAGGGTGAGGCGGGAGGCCCAGCGCGGCATGAATATCGACGAACGCCGAACGAGCGCCGTGTTGAGATTGAACACGCTGGCGACGTGCGACCCCGGCAGGCCTGGCGCTTTCGCCGTCGTCGGGTCCCCTTCATGCCGGACATCACCGCCTTCGAAGAAGCATCGGAGATACCCGAGCAACGGCATCATTTCTCGGTCGAACCACGCCGTCTCCCGCACCCACAGCCGATCACCGACCGCGCCGTACGGGCAATACAGTCGATGTGCGGTGTTGTCCTGGCCGCGGGGGACCTTGAGGTAGCCACCGGCACCGATGCCGGGGTCGGCCCACGCCGCGTCGCGCGTCATCGCGTCACGTGCCATCCAAGGCTTGAGCTTCACGATGCGTCGCGTCTGGGTCTTCCGACCGTCGAGCGTGGCCAGCACGCTCTCGGCTTGCATGATGATCCCGCGCTCGCGAACGGCGACCGTTGCGTTAGGCATGCGGCCACCGTCCGTGCTCGGCGTAGAACTCGGCGGCATTCTGCGCGCCTTCGGGCGAGCCATAGATCGCCACGCTGCGCGCGTCGTCGGCCCCGCCGCCCGTGAAGCGATGCACGCTCGGGTACCAGACCCGGCGCTTCTTCATGCGATGCGCGTACAGCGTCCAGCCACGGTAGCGGGCGTACCAGGTCTCGGCGTCGCCATAGCTCGCCGTCGTCTGCTGGTGCCACCTCACGACCCGCCTCGTCACGCTGCCACCTCCTGCCGGTCCGTGGTGGCGAAGTTCGCGCGGACGATGGCCGCCGCGAGCGGAGGACAGACAGAATTGCCGCACATCTTCACCTGGGCCGTCTTGCTCAGCGGCTTGCCGTTGAACTCGATGTCAATGCGATAGGTCGACGGGAAGCCCTGCGCGTGGTAGAGCTCCCGCGGCGCGAGCATCCGCATGCCGATGTCAGCGATGACGTACTGGGCGCCGGCCACCGTCACGAGCGCGATGCTGTCCTTCGCGACGGCGGTTGGCATCGGCGCGCTGAGCGCGTTCCACTGCCCGCCGGTGGCGTGATACTTCATGAGGAAGGCCCGCACCTCGCCGTAGTGGTTCCCGCCCGCCTGCACGGTATGGAGCGGCAGCGAGAGCTGTTGGCCGTCCTTCGCCGTGCCCTTGAGCTTCACGAGCGAGGACGCGACGACCGAGTGATGCACGCTGTCGGCTGTCACCGTGTGCAGCGGCTCGTCCATCGACGATCCCACGCGACCGCCGTAGTGCTTCGCGATGTGCGCGCTCACGACTGCGTGATGATCGGTGCCGGTCACCGTGTCGATCGGCTGCGCGAGCGACGACCCCGGCGTCTCATGCCCGCCGTAGTGCTTGGCGAGGAACGCCGACACGAGCGAATGCTTGATCCCGCCCGCGACGACCGTACCTAGCGGTGCCCCAAGATCGAGCACGCGAGGCGGCTGTCCCATTCCGCCATTCCGCTTCTTGTCTTCGCCGTAGCTCGTTTGAATGAGCGTCGGGACGACCAACGCGGCATCGGCCTTCGCGGTGATCGTCTGGTACGGACGGTCGACGCCGCGCTCGGCGGACTGCCCCATCCTTCCACCAACGCCAGCGATGAACGGCTGGACGATCGCGTGCGTCCCGCGTGACCCGCCGGTGATGGTGCGGAGTGGATCGTGGACCGAGTGCGTGCGATCATCGCCGCTGTGACTCACCGGCACAATGAACGGATCGACCACCGCGAAGCGGTTCTCCGTCGTCTGCGTCGGCAATGGCCCATCGAGGGGCGCGGTGCGGTCGTCACCATCTCGCTTCGCACCGTAGTAGCTGACGATGAACGGATCCGCCGCGTCGATAACATAGCGCTGTACGCCACGGGCTATTCGACGGAGCGTCGCATCGGCGAGCGGACGCCTGACCCCCAACGACTTCGCCTCGACGGGCGTGAGGAAGATCGACGGACACGGGATCGACCAGTCGATGCACTCGGCCGCCGTGCGCCAGGGCAGTAGGCGGTGCTTCCCGTGCGTCGCTTCGGGCCAGTGGATCGGCTGGCCGTCACAGCGCGCGACGAGGAACAAGCGCTTGCGCGTCGTCGGCGCACCGTAGTCGCAGGCACGGAGCTCCCGCCACTCGACGACGTAGCCTAACGCACGCAGCCGGCCCACGAACCGGCGGAACGTGAGCGCCTTCCGCTCAGGGTCTGGACGGTCGCGCAGCTTCCTGTTCGGGTGGTCCGACCGGAAGAGCGGGCCCCAGTGTTGGAATTCCTCGACGTTCTCGAGGACGATCACCCTCGGCCGCACCGCCTTTGCCCATCGCACCGCGACCCACGCGAGGCCGCGGACTTTCTTCTCAACCGGCTTGCCGCCCTTCGCTTTCGAGAAGTGCTTGCAGTCCGGCGAGAGCCACATCAGCCCGACGCGTCGGCCGCGACAGACGGTCACCGGGTCGACTTTCCAGACGTTCTCGGGGAAGTGTTCCGTCGTCGGATGGTTCGCCTTGTGGAGCGCGATCGCTTCCGCGTCGTGGTTGATGGCGATGTCGGGCGCGCGGCCAAGCGCCTCGGTGATCCCTTGCGAGGCGCCGCCGCCGCCGGCGAAGCTGTCCACGATGATCTCGTCCGGGTCGAGCCACGCCCGGGTAGCTGGTACGTTAGGCATGCGCTACCGCCATCGTTTCGATCGCCACCAGCGCGGCGCCATTCTCGATGCGGCATGCGACGTACAACACCGCGATCATCTCATCGTCGGGGACGACATAGATGGTCCGATAACCATTCTTGGACTCTTCAGCGTTCAACGCCTCGACGATGGCTTTCGCCTCGACGATCTCACGAAGCGAATACGTGGCAAGGGCCGGTGGTGAATCACCACCGGTGAAACTGGCGAGCACGTGGGCGCTGTAGAGCGCCATGATCGCGAGCGCCTTCTCGGTCGGCATTGCCGGCACCATGGCCCGCTCGTTCTGCTCGATCGCCGCCAAGATCGGCGCGACGCGCTTCGCCCACTCGCGTTCGGCCCACGCGAACCCGGCATCCCAACCGTCGACGCAATCCTGACGGCGATAGATGTTCGTGAGGAACACACCACCGAGGAAACACGAAGCGCCGCTCCGCCACGCAGTCCAGTTGCCGTGGAACTCAACGTCGGGCGGGTACTTCGCATCCCGCCGAAGTGCACGGAGTGCCTCGACCAGCTCAAGCCCGCGCGAGGTGGCCACAGCCTCCAGCTTTTTCTTAGGCATGGAGCGCCTCCGGATGCGGCTTCGGCCACTGGCGGTGCAGCTTCCCGTCGAGCAGCGCATACGGCCCGCCGCGCACCTGTTCCTTCGTCACGCCACGACCGCCGAGCTGCTTGAGCAGATACGGCACGCCGTAGTGGTCGCACTGGTCGCGATGCTGGCGGTACCAGTCGAGTTCCGCCGGCCGCGCGGTGAAGCCGGACTCCCCGCCATCGATCACCCAGTGGATCGCCCACGCATCCGGATGGGCGAAGATCTTCGTGGCGTTGTTCGCCTCGTGCTTCGCCTCATCGTACTGGCCGTCTGTCATCAGTAGGTCCTCGCGGACCTTCCGGAGCCATGGCTTGAGATCGACCGGTCCGAGCAGCGGCTCGCACGACAGAAACCGAATCGCCGCCGGGATGGCGATGAGGTGCGGGATCCGCTTGTCGGCGTAGTGTTGGTTCTCGACGGACGTTCCGAGCCACACGTTGGCGTAGCCCGCGCCCCAGTCGTCGGGCAGGAGCTGCGACACGCGCTCGATGCGCTTCGTGAGCAGGAGCCAGTCGAGCCACGGCGTTGCGCGGATAAGCGCCCACATCCGCGGGAGCTGGGCCGCGATCGTCGGGTGATCTTCGGCCCAGTCGGCCATGCTCGAGCAGAACACACGCAACCGGATGCCGGTGACCATCGCGTCGCGGTTCCACTTGAGCGGCTCCGCCCAGTGGCCATCGCCGAAGGTCCGGCGTTCGGTCGTCTTCGCGGGTCCGAACACCTTGTGTCCGTAGCGCGTCGAGTCGCGCTCGGCGTAGCAATTCTTGCAGCCCGGCGAGTGCTTCTCGCAGCCCCACGCGATGTTGAACGTCTTGTCGCACCATTCGATTCCGGTGTGCTCAGCCACGGGCACCCCCGCGCTGTCCCGGCACGCCGTGCGCGGCGCGGGCGAGAATCATCGCCCACGTGTCGCCCGTCCATCCCACCGTGTGCGCGCTGTTGAGCTGCATCCCGTCGGGCACCTCGGTCACAACGACGACGCACACATGTTGCTTCGGTCCTCGGGCGCGATCGGCGTCAGCCACGATGCGCGCGAGGAGAGTCTCAGCGTCCACGGGTTGCCTCCCGCCATGCGGCGATCACCGCGTCGGCTTCCTCGATGGTGAGCGGACGCGCGGCCGGCGCGCTGAATGGCCGGTCGCCCATGCGCCCGATGGCGGCGATGTCGATCGCCTCGACGCCGAACCGCGGGTCAGGTCCGATTCCTAACGAGAGCAGCGCGCTCGCCAGGTCGATCCGATCGCCCTCGGCATCGCTGAGCAACGTCAGCATCGCGAGGATTGTCTCACATTCGGCGTACGCCCCAGCGTTGCCGCGACGAAATACATCGGTCAGCCACGATCCCACACGTATCGCCGCGTTCTCGGGTTCGCTCAGGACCTCGATCGCCTCTCGGCCACGGTCGTGGACGCGCAGGTAGTCACGGATGTCGCCCTTGCGCCGGGCCACGATCTCGGCGAGTTGCTCGCGGGCACGTGCCTGCTCTCGCCGTTCGCTGTGATTGGCCACGTTAGGCCCTCCCGCCGCTGTATCCCACTTCCATGAGCACGCTCTCCGCGCCACGCCGACCGAAGATCCCGACGCCTTCGCCGGTGTCGTCGAGGATCTCCCGGCATCGGGCGTTGACGGTGTTCACCTTGAGGCCCGTGCGGTCCGAGATTTCCTGCCGCGTGATGCCGTCGCCCTTCGCTTCGCGAATTGCCTGGCGACAGATCACCTTGTGGATCTCGCGATGCGCGGCCTCCTTCGCCTCGGCGCTGATGCTCGTGTCGGCCATCCGCCGCGGCTTGGGCTTGGTCTGCGCGAACAGCCCGAGCCCTTCGGTCTGTTCGGCCGTCGACACGCGCACGCGGTCCGTGGCATCCATCCCCGTTCGCGGACGCCGCTCGGCGCCATCGTGCCTCATGCGGACCTCCGTGCGGCCGACGCCTGCGCGTCCGCTTCCGCGACCGCCTGGAGATTCTGTGTCGCCGCCCGAAAGGCCTCGCGTGAGCGGGCGTGCGCCGCGCCTAACGGCGACAGCTCATAATGCCCGCGGATGTGACCGGCGGCGTCCGTCTTCATGCGGATATAGCGCCGTTGATAGAGCACCTGGTACGTGCGGCCGTGGACCTCCGTCCCGCCGACGATCGTTTGAAACCCGGCCGAGGTTGGGACGCGCACCAGCACTGCGCCGGTCGCCACCATGAGGGCGAGCACCTCGTCGAGCGTCGGCCACTGCTTGCGGCGGCTCGTCGTCGGCGCATGGCTCGACGGCGGGGTATCGGTGATGCGCATCTATTCCTCGCCCTCCATAGGTTCGCCCATCGGCACGAGCAGCTGCCGGGCGATGTCGTGTTGGATGCGGTTGACGAGCGGGAGCATCGTCGAGCGGGCACGCGTGCCGATGGACACGGCGCTCTCGACGCCGTGTCCCCACGCGGTCCACCCCGGGTGCGTCTCCCGCGCGAACAGCTCGAGGCGTTCTTCGTGTGGATGCGCCGCTTCGATCTGCTGGCGTGCGAGCGTCGGCTTCCGGGAGTGGACCTTGGACCGCGCCTCGTGCAGGAGAGACGGCGGGCGGTTGGCCGGTGCGGGCGGTGACTTCCGCCCGGTGGTACCGATCAGCAGGTCCTCATGCTTCCCACGCGTCCAGTAGCCCATGCCGATCTGCATTTTGTCCCACACGCGATGCGTCTTGTACGCGAAGCCCCACGCCGCGAGGACCAGCATCCCTTCGAACAGCTTGGGTGCTGGTACCCAGAGGTAGCAGACGGCGCCGGCGGGATCGCAGAGCGCGGCCACGTCGAGCGCGGCGATGTCCGCGGTGCGCATTGTCGGGTAGTGCGTGTCGATCTTGCGCGAGGTGGACCGCGAGTGCGCGTAGAACCACGGCGGATCCGCGGCCAAAACCGAGAAGCCGTTAGGCGCCGGCTTAGGCATTGGTCGCCTCCGTCGCCATCTCGGCCCGCAGCTCCATGAGGAGTACGCCGAGCGTGTTCTCGCCCTTCCCGTTCACCTCGCCCCAGAACCGGTTGACGGCGTTGTTGACCGTGGCGCACTCGACGATGCGGGCGCTCCCGGTGCCGATCAGCAGGGCGCGGAGATCCTCGTGCTGAGTGAACTTCGCGTGGAGCACGCGGCGCATGCGGTCGACCTTGATGCGCGTCCAGTTGGGGACGATGTCCCACGGCAGGAGGTTGTGCGCCGTGACCGCGAGGAGCGATGGCGACGGCGCCGACATGAGCCACTCGCGAACGTTGTGCTTCGCCGCCTTGCCGAACTGGTAAGCGTGTTCGGCGGTCGGGAACGCCCGGTCCTCGAACACCATCTGGCAACGCAAGAGATTCGAGAACGCGCCGTACGGCTGGTCGCTTGCGCGGTAGAACCGAATCTCGGAAGCGCCGGCCGCCCCAACGACGGCACCGTTAGGCATGGGCGTCCTCCTCGATGCCGTCGATGATCGCCGACACAAGCACCATCGCCGCGCCGACGGTCGCGAAGATCCGGCAGGGCTGGGCGGGCGCGCGCTCCGTGATGAGCAACGTGACCCCGATGACGACGCCGACGGCGCCATAGAGTCCGATGAGCCAGCTGAAGCGCTTCATGCGGCGGCCCTCAGTTGGCTACGGACATCCTCGGGAACGGTCCAGAGCCCTAACGCGCCGCGCGTCGCGATCGGCTCAACGCGAACGACCTCGGCGAACCGCCAGGCGAACCGGCCCGGCGTGTAATCCCCAAACGCGAATTCGTGCTCCGCATGCGCGGGCGGCACGGGCTGCTGCGTCGCCATGCGATGCGCGAACTCGGGCGTGATCCTCACGCAGGACACGACGCGCCCAATGGCGACGATCCGGCCGCGCGTCTCGTCGAACGTCGTGATGAGCTGGTACGCTGGTGCGACCTCGACATCGACGCACCCGTGGCGGTGCAGCGCGACCCAGAACGGATTGAGCGTACAGGCGGCGAGTGCATCGCGCGGCATCCCCTTCGCGGCATGGATGGCCACCCAGCCCCGGTAGCTCGTGCCCCAGCTCCGCGTCTCCCACCACTTCTCGCGGAACGCCATCAGCGTTGCCCACGGCTCGGTCAGCGTAAGAGCGCGGAGGTCGCCGAGCGGTTCGAGTGGGCTAAGTGCGTTAGGCATGGGATGCCTCCTCGCCCGTCCCGGGATCGTAGGCGACGTAGCCGTACGCCTCCTGCCAGTGGTGCAGCCGATCGTCCGTCGGCGCGCGCGCCACCCACAGGATCGGATGCTCAGGCCCGTTGGTGACCGGGAGTGCGGCCTTCCCGCTCACGAACGCGAGCGACACCTGCCAGACCCCGAACTGCGGGCTGTGTCCGCTCGTCTCGATGACTTGCCAGATATTCCGGTCCAGCCGTCGCACGAGATCCCCGCGCCGCGGCGCTTCAGGTGGCACGGGGAGCGGCGTGCGGCCGTCGCTGTCGTCGGTGTAGGAGACGGCGGCCGGGTCGCTCTGCCACGGATTGACGCCGCGGCTCATGGCAACGGCTCCGCCAGGTCAGGCTCGATGGTGACCGTGAACCGTGCGCCGATCGGGAACGCTGGAGCCTCACGGTTCGGAACGGTGAGATCGAGCCGCGTCGCGCCGGTCGGTGGGACGAGCGTACAGGGCTCAGCGCCAGACAACTCGACGCGGACGTGCGCGTAGTTCACCTGCTCGGTGCGCACGATGGTCATCGTGTGGCGGGTCGGCGCGTTCTCGGCGTTCATGGCGTCGCCTGCTGCTTCGCCGCGATGTCATCGAGGACGGCGTGGAGCTGTTGGAGCTCGGCCGCTGTGAGGTCGGTCGGCACGACGATCCCGACGACCACGCCACGCATCTTGATCGTCTTGCGGACGAACCCTGCCGGCGTCGTGTTCTGCTCGACGACCTTCCGCATCTCGCGCATCGACGCCGTCCAATCCTTGAGCGAATCGCCAAAGGAGACGCGCGGGTTCCCACGCTCATCAAATCCCATGTCAAAAGCGCTCACGGCGTCACCTCTACCATGGCCGTCGGCGCCTTTCCGTATTGCGTGAACGGCTTCGTGCGCGTGCCGACGACCACCCCAAGGCGGCGCCCGGTCTCGATGACACCTAACGCTGCGTCCCCGTAGCCCCAATGCGTGAATACGCAACAGTCCGCGGGGATCGTCTCAGCGCTGCGGACGTAGTCCGCCAGCATCTCCACAAACCACTTGAGCGTCGACCCCTCGGAGAACCCACGCCAGCGGGCGCGCCGGTTCACGACGATGGCATGGGCGTCGCAGCGATCGAGGTACACGAGGCGCCCGCGGCCGTCGATCGCGAACTGCGCGACCGTCCCATCGATGCGATGGAAGAACTGCCGCCCGCAGGACGCGATGGCCACAAGCCACTCGTTCACGAGTAGCAGCCGCTCGTCCCATAGCGGTGTGAAGGCGCTCATCGTCCCGGCCTCCGCGGGATGATGAGCGGCGTCCAGTGCGTGCAGTGCTCGGGGAACGCCTCATCGAGCGGCGTCCCGACGTACGGCGCCTGCTCGACGGGGAACGCCCACCAGAACACGTTGCCCATGTCGGCAGTCCACGCGAGGCGCGTGAGTGCGACCGGTGCCGCGAGCGTGTTCAACGCGTCGCGCAGCTCCGCCGTCTGCGCAGCATCGAGATACTGCAGCCACCGGCCTGGCAGTGCGTCCTCGATCTTCACCTCGAGTGCGCCGTCGACCACACGCAACGAGGCGGCGGTAGAAAGTCGGATCTCACGCTCCAGCGCGGCAGTCGTCATCGCCCCGCCACGCCGATGCGTCGCGCGGCAGTCGTCCGTGCCCGATCGAGCGCGTCATACATCTCCTTCCACTCGGCGAGCGACAGCTCCGGCGGCTGACCGCCTGCTGGGCCGTCGCCAGCAAGCAACCGCTGGTCACCGGTCTCGATGATCGCGCAGGCGGCAGCGATCGCTCGCTCCAGACCACGCATCGGATGGCTCGGGCACTCGGCAACGTGCGCCTTGATCGCGGCTATCGATTCCACGCGGCGCTCGCGCGTGATGCGCGCCATCGCCTCGGCATCGCTCTCGATCGCCGCCGAGGAGAGGCCGTCGCCGCGATCCGTCAGCGGGACCGATGACTCAAACGACCAGTGACACCAGATGCAGCTCGCGCGACCAACGTCATCTCGAATGCGCGCGTTCGCAGTGACGAGGTGGTAAATGCTGATCCGGCCGAGCTGCCGGCTGTCCGCGATGTCGTCGAGCAGCGCGAGCACGACGCGCGGGAGATGCTCGCTATCCTCACTACGTCCAGGTATCAGCGCCTCGGCAACTCGCCGATACTCAGCGTGCCGTGACTCCGCCGACTCGACGCGCGAATGCGCCGCCGCGTCCTCCAGCCACGCCAGGCCTTCCGCGTGGACCTTCTGCCACTCCGTGGCATCGCCATCGGCCGCGGGCACCGAAGGCAGCGCCGTAGGAGCTATCGCAGCAACGACGGCGGGCGAGACTACGTCAGCCTTCGCCGCGCACTCCGTGCAGAGCGTGAACGCCCGCTCGATGCTCCGGTTGCACGGGCCCGGACATCGATGATGGTCGGGGCACTCGCCGTCGAAATCGAAGTCCCGAAGGCAGCAGGCGCCGTCGCGCTTGCCGAACGTTCGTGAAGCCACGGCGACCGCAACGGTCGCCTCGCCGGGCACGCCCAGCGGTCGCATCGATGGAGCCATACCGTCCCCCCTTGCCAGGGTTGGGACAGCGTTGTGTGCGCCGGTTTGCCAGCAACGTTGCCAGACCGCCTAACGCACGAACGCCGACCCGCTGTGTGGAAAGCGGTGTCGGCGTTCGACTTCCATGCTTACGATTCTATCGGGACGGCGGGATTTGAACCCGCGACCCCCTGAACCCCATTCAGGTGCGCTACCGGGCTGCGCTACGTCCCGTCTACTTCCCACCGCGACTCCTCAGGCAACCGGAGCCACAACGGAACGCGCAATGTAACCCGCAGCCCTCCCCCCTACAACTCGCCTCAGCCCCGCGTCAGATACGCCC